TCATCCAGACCCCGCCCGCCGCCGGTTCCGCCGGGGAACGAACGCCTCGATCGCTGCCGCCGCGGCCTCCGCCAGCTCCTCCGCCACGACCGCGTACACGTCTCGCGTGAAGTTGGCGGAGGCGTGCCCGAGGACGTCCGCCACGAGCTTCATGTCGGCTCCGGTCGCCAGCAGCATCGTGGCGGCGCCGTGCCGGAGGTCGTGGAAGCGGATCGGGGGGAGCGGCATCGCCGCGACGATCTGGACCGCCGCCACCGGACGCCGATGCCGCCGGGCGACCCGTTCGACCGTCCATCCGTCGTCGAGCCGTGCGCGCATCGTCGCGTACATGTCCAGCAGCAGGGCGAATCGCTCGGTCAGATATTCCGGGCGAAGCGCCTGCCCGTTCTGCTGGGTGAAGAAGCGTCCGCTGTCCTGGTAGGCCTCGCCCCAGTGGAGTCGCTCGGCGGCCTGTTGCACGGCCGCGGACTTCAGTACCGCGGCCGTGGTCGCGTCGACGACGATCTGCCGGTCGCCGGCCTCACTCTTGGTGTCGTCGAGTTCGTCGTCGGTCTGCGACGCGCGGATGTGAAGTCGCCGGCGGGGGATGGAAACCTCGGACCGCTCCAGGCCGACGAGTTCGCCGCGGCGCAGCCCCCAGTACGAATCTAGGTGGTATAGGGCGTACAGCCGCTCCTCGATCGCTTCGAGGAAGTCGAGGAAGTTTCCGGCCTGCGCGGGGGTCCAGACCATGACGGGGGAGGGGATCTGTCCGGTCTCCTGCCAGCGTTCGACCCGCTCGTCGGTCCACAACAGCGGGCGGACACGACGCTTCCGCCGGGTGCCGCCCTTGGTGCGCCAGACCCCCTCGGCGGGGCTCACCTCGATGACCTTCCAGGCGTGGACGGCGTCGTTGAAGCCGCCGGTTAACACGGCGTGGACTCGGCGGATCCGAGCCTCGGATATCGGCTGGGTCTGCCACCGTCGGCCGCCGTCGCGGGTCGCTCGAGCTTTCAGGAGCCGGCGCAACAGCTCGGCGTGCTCGCCTGGCTCGGCGCCCTCAACGTTGATCAGCCGCATGGCGGCATACAGGCCCCGGATGTCGTCTGTGGTGACCCTGGCCATGGCCAAGTGACCGAGGCCCGGCGCGACGTATAGGTCAATGATCTCTTTCTCGGAGGCGAGCGTCTTGGGCTTCAGCCCCTCACCACGCTCGGACTCCTCGCGCCGGGCCTCGTACCGCTCGGCGAAGAAGGCCGCCACCTTGATCTTCGGGTCGGTGGTGCGGCCTGCGGCTCCGCCGCGGTTGATGACGGCCTTCGCGAGAGCTTCCTTGCACTCCGTGGATGTGTTGTACGGCCCGATCTCGGGCTGTCTGCGCTTCTCCCCGGGCGCGGCGGGTGCGTCGTACCGGCCGTACCACTTCCCGTGCCCCCTTTTCTCCAAGTCGGGGCAGGCCTTACCCATGAGCCGCCGCGTGCCGGGGTAACGGCACGAGCACTTCTTGTACGGCTTCACGCGTGTACCGCAGCAAGGCGCCCGCCCGCCGCTGCCGGCTCGCTCCCACCCTGGGTGGACGGGTAGAGCAGTGACACCAGATCGCTAGTAGGGATCTTGATGCGGCGGCCGTATCGCAGCACCCGCGTGTTCGTCCAAGTCTGGCGCTTGATCATGTCGTAGACCGTCCATGCGCCCAGATCGAGGATCTGGGCGGTGGTCGGTACATCGGTGGTCGGGCCGAGGGCTTCTATCGCCCCACGTGTCCACTCCGTCACGTCTGTCACGTCGCGCCCCTCGCCTGCTTGATCTACTGTCCGGGCTGGTCTAGGTCGGCCCGGACGTGTCCACCTGGGTCCAGTTGGACCCTGGGCATAGGGGTATCACAATGTGCGAGTAGCGCAAAGTACTTACTAGAAATTTGTGAAACGGCGAGCGCCCCGCGGGTGCTGTCCGCGGGGCGCTTTGTGGTGCTGGAGCTCAGGTTCTGCTGGATGCCGGGGTGAGGCCAGGTGTCGTCTCCGTGGCGTCTGGGCCGACGTCGCTTCGGGGGTCGACGTCGACCCGCAGGCCGCGGAGGGACCGTCTGGTGAACCGTGACCACTCGGCGTCGGTCAGGTCCGGGACGGCCTCGGTGATCCGGCGGTGGAGCTCGACTTCACCCGCGGGACAGGGCGGGCCGGGATGGATGGTGATGTCGTCCCAGGCCCAGTAGCCTTCCGCGATCTTCTGGGCGGTGGCGTCGAGCGCTGCAATGCTGGTCCTCGTTGCGGAGAGGACCAGGACCCAGACCGTTCCTACGGGCAGCATGACTATCCCGCCCATAGGGGCGGTGGTGACTGTGTGCACGTGTGTACCCCCCTCGACGCGCACCGTGCGCGTAGGGGGATGTGTCTATGCCTACTGACGGACTAACGCAATCGGGTTGTCACCTGCGGATACAGCCGTGTTTGCCCGTTGTCAATTAGGTACGGAACGTGATTCCTGGCGTGCTGACGTAGGACGTCAACTAACAGAGCGTAGTCGAGACTTATGGCCCATCCTGCCTGTCAGGCCGCTTCGCGATAGCCTCCAGCGCCCCGAGAGCGGCCCGCCAAGCCGCGTCCATCACGTCCGGACTATCTAGATCTAGATCATCAAATCGGTCGATCAGTTCGGGCGGGACCCGGTAGTGATCCCGCAAGATCTCCTGTGGAGTGGGGGCCTTGCGGGAGCGAGCGGGGGTCTCGTCCGGCTCCTCCAGATAGATCTTTTTGAGTGCGTCTTCCTCGCTGTAGCCGAGCCGTTTGGCTATGGCGACGGCCTCGGTGAGGCCACCGCGGGGCTGCTTGGCCTTGCCGCTGACCCAGTTGGAGAGCAAGGCCTCCGGCACGTCCAAGTACTCGGCGAGTTCGCGCTGAGTACGGAACCGGGCCCCGCCGTGCTTGTCGACCTGCTCGCGCAGCAGGGCTCGGAAGCTCATGCGGGCATGCTACGCGATTCATGTATCGCAGTCTCTACGGTGTGCCAACCCGCGATGCGTTGTCGGAGCGTTTGGCCTGGTCAGAGTAAGTACTTTTTACGATTCATGTATCGTACGTCTCGTGAGTCGCAGAGCCACCGACGGTGGCAAACCGGGGGATGCGGCCCGACGCCAGGCCGGAGCACAGCTACGCGCCGCACGCGAACAGGCCGGCTGGCTACACCAGCGCCCGTTCGCAGTCGAGGCGGGGATCTCACAGCCCCATCTGGCTCGGATGGAGATCGGCACATGCGCGGTCTCGCCGGAGATGCGGGCACGGATCAACACCGTGCTCGGCGACAGCTGGGACGCCCCGGAAGAAGAACAGCGGTGCCGGCCGGATGGCAGCCAGCCGGACACCGCGAGCCCCATGCAGAACCCGCTCAACGAAGAGAGCCCACAGGGATGACTCCAGAGAGTACAGACGAGCGCGTTCGAACGCTCGCAATACGGGCCGCGCGGATGCACGCGCTTGCCCTGCAGGCCGTGATCTGGGACGGCGCGGCGATGCTGCCCGCAGCGTCGGAGCACGCTGCGGACGGTTGGGACATCGGCGGCACCGACTTCATCGGCGCCGCGTTCGACCTGGTCGCCGCCGTTCGGCAGGACCGAGCGATCCGCGCAAGGAAGATCACCCCGAATGAGGTTGCCGGGGACCTGACCGCCAACCTCCACGGGCCGCTGACCGATGGCGACTACCAGGTGGCGGAGCTGTTCGCCGAGTCGAATGTGGTCCTCGCCCTGTTCACCCTGATCCACCCGCCCGGCACGGTGCCGTGCCTGTTCTGCACAGTGGAAGGAAGGGACGCGCCGCGCATCGCCCCCGGCGCCGGCGGCCGGCTGTGCGCCGAGCACGGCGGTCATCCCGCGGGTACCGGCCGGTGACCGGCTGGTCCTTCCCGGCCGCTCCGGCTGTGCGCTACCGGCAGCCGGCCCGGATCGCCATCGCCGGCCCCGACGGGGCGCCGCGCACGCTCGCCGCGCTCCGCTACGCGCGGGAACTCGCGGGCGAGGCGGGCCGGGTCGTGCTGGTCGACACCCATCAGGGCGCCGCCCGCGCCTACGCACAGGCCGACCCGGCGGCACCTGGCCCGAACGAGTTCGCCTTCGACCTGATCAGGATCGAGGGCGACTTCCACCCCGACATGATCCCCGCACTGATCGCCACGATGCATGACCAGGGAGAACCCGTCCTGGTTATCGACGGTCTGGAGTCCTGGTGGACCGGACCGGGGGGCCATCTCGAACTGGTCGACAAAAAGACCGTTCGGAGAGATCCGAACACCGGCTGGGCCGCGATGCGCCCCGCCGAGCGTCGACTGGCCACCGCTCTGCTGACCTACGGCGGGCACCTGATCGTCACCGTCAAGACGAAATCCGAATGGGTGGTGGAGCCCAACGGGTCCGGCCGGCACATCGGCCGGCCAGTCGGAACACGGCCAGAGCAGCGAGACGGCCTGATCCAGGAAATCGGCACGGTCGTCGAGGTGGACGGCGACGGCCGGACCACTGTCACCTCCTCCGTCTGCCCCGGCCTGCTGGGACAGGAGTCGACCGAGCCAGATCCTGACCTGGCGCGGACTCTCGCGGACTGGGCGGCGGGCGGGGTTCCGGCCCTATCCGTGGCTGGCTGCCTCGCGCAGGCGCTGGACCCCAGCGCCACATACGCCACGTTGCGCGGCCTCTGGTCGGAGGCGCATGCCGCGGGTCTGACCCGTGCATGGGTCCTCAACCCGGCCGACCCGGCGGGCCGTGTGATCTCGCTCGGCAACGTGCTCGATTGGCGTGGGAAGCAGTTCGGAACCGTCCCGCCCATGGCGCCTGCACCGGCCGAGACCACCTACCCCGATAGCGCGGACGAGGACACCACCATGGCCACGGATCTCGACACGTTCGGTAACGGGTACGACGCATGAACGCTGTGGATCTCGTGGATGCCCTGACCGGCTACGATCCGCGCACGGCCCACCTGGACGACACGATTCTCTTCCCGGACGGGCGCACACAGGCCATGTACGCACCGGACGAGGAAGTCGACCCGGGCGACACGCCGTGGACGCTGTCCCGGCCGCACGAGCACGCGAGTAACGGCGGCTGGTCCATGCGGACGGTGGACATCCCCGAGGGCTGCACGCTGCTCACGCGCGGCGGGAAGCCGGTCATGCCGCTCGGAATGGCGCTGGATCTGCTGCTCGACATCGCCCGGGACCCGATCCGCGCCCGGGAACTGGCCGCCGCGCTCGGGCGGCCCATCGACGAGGTGCGGGCCGAACTCCGGCGGAAGCAGCAGGCGGGAACCGTGCGCTCTGCTGCCCGCCGCTGGAGCCTGGTGAAGCCCCGCCGCATCCGCCGCAGAAATGCGGCATGAACCTCTTCGACGCCAGCCAGCCGGCGGACACCGAGGCCCACCCGATGGGCTCCATCTGGCAGGAGCAGGAGGAGAAGCAGGCCGCCTGCGCCGCCCGGCCCGGCGGGCACCGGTGGCAACTGGAGATCGACGCGAGCAGCGCATCCGTGTCCTGCGCGGACTGCCACGACAACCCGGCAGGGGACTACGAGATCTCCATGGAACCGATCCCGGTTCGGATCGAACGGGGATCCGACCACGCCCCCACGGGGCAGCTCTGCTATCCCGAGCAGATCGGGCCGTGCGACTGCGGCGAATGGCTCGCCGTGAATCCGATCCTCGGCGGGTCCACACCGTGATCGCCTCTGTCGCCCCGGCCGCCACCACGGCGGCCGGGGCCACCCCCCGCCCGATCTACGACGGCGGCGGATGCCCTTACTACGCCCGGGTGCACCAGCTCCCCGGCCATGACCCGGATGGGCGGTGCGGGGGCGGCTTCAGCTGCGGCTACATCGGCGAACCGCAGTGCATCACCAACGAACCAGAGAACAACCCGATGGGGGAAATGATGACGACTGAAACACAGCCGGCGCTGACGGCTGACGATGCACGGAAGATCCTCGCCTATCTAGTCGAGGACGCCGCCAAGCTCGCCGAGCTGGCGGACAGCCTGCCCGCGGACATGAAGCTCCCCGACACAGTCGAACTGGCCGGACTGGTCGAGAAGGCGGTAGAGGACCTCGGCGTGCTCCGTAAGGTGCTGGACCGCCGCGGGGCTCCGGCCTGGGGGTGGATCCGGAACCGGTACGACCACCCCGGCGGGTGGATCGCGCGGCGGAAGAAGAACAAGACCAGCGTCCACAACGTGCCCCGGGCGTTCGCTCGTATCGCTCCGGCGCTGCTGTGTAACCCGGAGACCGGCGAGATCGATATGCCTAGGATCACCGAGAGGCAGGTCGAAACGATCCTGATCCGTGCACAGCGAGCCGTGACGATGGATCGACTGAAGAAGACCGGGCTCGGTGATATGGGAATCCCCTGGGAGGATCTGATCACCGAAGAGGAGAAGCCCGACACGATCAGCGTGGAACGGGCCTCTTCTGGCGGTGTCCAGTGATCAGGGTGCGGGCGGCGGCGGGGGCAGTATGCCTCGCGGGGGCGGTTGCGCTGGCCGGCCCCACCTCGCCACCACAGGCCCCCGCCCCTGCTGTGGCCGTTCCGGTTCCGCCGAGCCCGGTGCCGATGGTGACGATCTGCGCGGTCGGGATCCTGGACTGTCTGTTCCAGCCGGCCAGCGCCGTCGCGGGCCCGGTGGTGCGGCTATGACAGCCCTGATGGACGGTCTGCCGTTTCTTCTGCTGGGCCTGATGGTCGCGCTCACCTCGTTCACACTGGGCCGGTTTTCCGCGCCCCGGTGCGTGTGCGACGGGGTGGCGCGGCCGGTCGCGAGGCCAGTGCGTGCCCTGCCGGCGCTGCCGCCGGCTGTTCCGGATCTGGATGCGACTCTGGTGATCCGCCGTCGTACCGGCGGCGCGCACCGGGCGTCCTGATGGGTGCGCGGGTGCAGCTGCTGCCGCCGGTGGCGCGGGGCGACTGGCCGAACCTCCGCGTCGCGATACCGCTGACCGAGGGCCCTCGGTATGTGCGGACCCCCGGGATGGGCCGCTGGCATCGGATCCGCTCCGGCTACCAGGTGCGGGACGAGAGTCGGGGGCCGTCGTGGCGGCTGTGGTGCGGTCAGCACATCGGCTACTACGGCGTGTTCGAGGTCGACGAGCCTCCGGCGGGGGAGCCGGCGTGCGGAACCTGTGAGGGCCGGGCGATCGGTGCCGGACAGGTGGAAAACCCGCTCACGGTCGACCTGGCGTACGAGCCGTGGATGTGGGACACGCCGACCCTCTGCCCGGGGCCAGGCAGAGGCCTGTACGTGGCCGAAGGATTCCGAGTGGGCCGGTGCCTGGTGTGCCAGCTGCTCGCGCCGACGCGGGTCACCGGCGGCCCCTACCGGGCGCAGATGTCCCTGACGAAACACCCGCCGGGGCCGGGGCTGATGACTCCGTGCCCGTTCCATGGCTGGTTTCACCTGCGAGCAGTAGACGGCGCGGCGGTGTGCTGGCCGTGCCGGACGGACGACTGACTGACTGAGGCGGGGCTGGTCGCGACCGGCCCCGCCTGATCAATTGCAAGTACTTTTCACGAATTGGATTCAGTACCTTGACTCTCCATCGTCATACCCCGCTCCCGCGCGGCTCGGGACCACAGCGGCGGACCGGACTTGCCCGCGGCGGGTCGCCCCGTACGAACCAGCCGCGCGCCGCGTCCCGTACGTGCGCGAAGACGCCGGCGAACCGGCTGCCCGCAGAGACCCGGGCCGCCGTGTATGAGCGCGCCGACGGCCGGTGCGAGATTGGCGGCGAGCCGCTCCGGCCCGGCTGGCGGTCGATCCAGCACCGGGCCCGGCGTGGCACCGGAGGTACCAGCGACCCGGGCACACACCGGCTGTCCAACCTGCTCGCCGTGTGCGGCCCGGACGCCTCCGCCGGATGTCACGCGCTGGCTGACGGAGCGTCCGACCGGTACGACAACGGCTGGCAGGTCCACCGCGGCGACGACCCGGCCGCGGCCCCGGTGCTCTACCGGGGTGCCCGGGTTCTCCTCGACGACCAGGGCGGCATCCACCCGGCCTCCGAGGAGAGGATGTGAGCGCCTGCAGCGTGGACACCGACTCGGTGTCCGTCGTGCGGCGGATACGGGTAGCCGCCGAGCTCACCCGTGCCCACCGGACCGCGGGTCAGATCGCCGACGAATTGGGTGTGTCCACCAGGGCTGTTGTCCGCTACCGGGCGATGGCGCGCGCTCAGGGCCTGCTCCCCGACCCGCAGGGGCCAGGGCGGTGACCGGGCTCGGCATCGCGAATCAGCTGCTCAACCTCGCGGAGATCGGGTGGTGCGCCCTGTTCTGCCGGGCGCTGCTGCGCGGCATCCCCCGTGCGGTGTTGAACCGGACGTACGGGCTGTGGGCGGGGTGTCTCCTCGCAGCTGATGCGCTGGTCGACTGGACGCGGCACGACCATGCCTGGGCGGTGCTCGACTCGGTCGTCGCTGCGGCGTGGCTCTGTGTCTGGTGGAACTCCCGCCCGCCCCGCCCGCCGCGCCGCCGTCTGGTCCTGGCCCCGGCCGGTGGCGCATGAGGCAGCGGAAGCACCCGCGGTGCGTGGCGACCAAGACGCCTGGCCGCCCGGGGAAAGTGATCTATCTGGCGTATCAGACCGCCATCGCCGCGGCGATGCGCCGCTCCCGCGCGGCCGGGCCGCTGCGGGTGTACGAGTGCGAGCACTGCGCCGGCTGGCACCTCACCCATCGAGTTCGACCGGTCGGGGTCAGGCGGTGAGCGTGCAGACCGACCTGTTCGGTGACCTCGCCGCTGCCGCGCCCCGGCCGCGCCGACCTGGGGCCCGCCGGCGCCAGACAGCCGACACCTCGGCCGTGGTGACCGCGCAGCTCGACCTGGCGGGCGACATCGCTGCCGACCTCGACCGGGCCGTGATCTACACCCAGCTCCGCGCCGACCGTGCCGCCAACTGGCGCCTCGACTGCTGCACTGGCCTTCCCGTTCCCCGCGGCCGATTCCCGGACGGCGGGCTCACCGCCAGCGGGCAGCCTGACTGGACCCGCGTGAAATGCGGGCGCTGCGCCAGGCCCTGCACCGACGGACCCACCTACGTCTCCGGCCACGACGCCGGTTGGGACGGCTGCATGCCCGACGACTACGCCGCCCGCGCCCGCGCGATCGGCCCCGAGGAGACCGGGCCAGCTGTGTGGCTGCTGCTGCACCCCGACAGCCGGCGCCTCCCCGACATCGACCGTGCGGCCTGGCTCGCCGCGCGACATGACCGGGCCCACCACGCGGACTGTGTGTGCGGGCATCCGTGGGGCTGGCACGACCGCGAGAACAACCCCACGGCCTGGCTGGTCGGCCCGGCCCGCTGCGGCGAGACCTACAGCCGGGACTGCGCCTGTCTCCGCTACGTCCCCGGGCCTGTCCCGCCGGCGCAGCCGTCCCGATGGGGCACGTCGTGGGCTGCCCCGCGCGAGTTGCTCGCCGCGCTGTCGGGTGCGGCGTGATCGGGCAGGTCGGACTGTTCGACGAGGCCGACGCTGGGCCGGAGGTTCCCGCGCCGTCCCGTGAGCAGAAGCTCGCCGCCCGGCGGCGCGCAGACCTCGCCCGCGGGGTGCACCCGGTCACCGGCGCCCGCCTGCTGCCCGTGAACGAGGGCAAGCGGTGCCGGGACTGCGACCACCTGTTCCGGCACGACCGGGCCGCCCGCGACTACTGGAAATGCGACCTGAACGCCACACGGGGAGGGGCTACGGACATCAGCCGCCGGTGGCCGGCGTGCTCCCAGTTCGAAGCCCGGAAGGAGCCGACACAGTGAAGCACTGGGTACCCGCGGGGATGGTGATCTTCTCCGGGCTCGACATCATTCCGCCTGAGCCCGGAATCCTCCTCGCGAACGACCGCATCCTGTGGCGTGTCGTCGCCGTCCATGAGAAGCACACGGCGAACTGGGATCCGAAGCACGCATCGGGGATGCAGAAGGACCTGCGTAGCCGTGACTGGGCTCGCCGCAAGCCGATCGGCAGCCGGTACCGGGAGATATTCGCGGCGCTCGTCGACTGGGACGGCCAGGCGGAAACCTGGCCGAACCGTCCTCGCACGGTGGAGGTCTGCCCGGCCGCTGGCGGCCGGCGCAGGCATCTGCCCTGGCCGCACCGAGGCTGGGCTGCCTGGTATCCCGTCGACGAGCACCACCCGGTGTGCGCACGCTGCGGCGAGCTCTACCCATGCCGGGAGGTTGACGCCGCCCGGCAGGCTGCCCGCGAGATGCAGCGTGTCGACGAGCTGATGTCGGTGCGGCCGGGGTGCTGCTGGCACTGCCAGGAGCCGATCAGCCACCGACAGGCCTCCCAGACGTTCCCCGGCGAGAACCTGCTCCTGCCCGGGGCGCCGTCGCCGTCGTTCCATCTGCGTCGTACGGGTGGATGTCGGGACGCGGCTGCCGAATACGAGAAGCGGTGGCAGGCGTCGGAGCAGGGCAAGGTGGCCGCGCCGGACCTGTTCGGCGACGAGCAGGCATGAGCCGGCGTCTCACGCTCGCGCCCACGCCTGAGCAGGTGTGGGCCGGGCGGGTCGCAGGGCTGGAACTCCCAGGGAGCCTCGCCGATCAGCCGATCCGCTGGGGGCCGTGGGGGCCGCAGCTACGCATCCTGGGCGATCACGGTTTCGATCAGAGCTGTGAGGGGTGTGGCGCCGACGTTGCCGACCAGGCCCAGGCCACCGGCCGTGCTGTCGCGCCGTGGGGCCGTCCCGGGGCGCTGATGGTCCGGTACGGGGCTGACGGCTGCCTGGCCTGCCGGCTGGTGGTCGTGGCCGAGTTGTTCCGCGGTGACCGGTTCCGCGCCGAGCTGGACCCGACGGAGGTGTGGCGCAGCCAGGGGCAGCTCACCTTGGGCTGGTCCTGACCGACAGCAAGTACCAAACGCGATTCGTGGAGAGTACTGTGAACGCTGCCGGGAGGGCCCGGACGGGGGTTATCAGCCACCCGTCCGGGGTCGCCCCTTCCGGACGACACGCGGGCCGGTTACCAGCCGGTTGGCCGCGCAACGCACCACCCCCTGTTGGAACAGAACAGAGAGGGGCGTATCTGGCGATGATTCTGCCACGCCCGAAGGTACTTTGCGAGATTCCGGCCGTCTGTGTTAGCGCCCACGCCGCCGGTGGCGCCTGGTGAGCGAGTCCGGCCGTGTTTCCACCCGGGTCTGGGGAATCCGACTCCGCTCCGACCCGGACGTTGTGAAGTACCGCCTCTCTGTCCTGCTCACCCTTGGCACCTACATGGACTCTGACGGGTCCAACGCGCGGGTGTTGGAGTCGACGATTGCCGCCGCCGTCGGGATCAGTACCCGGGCGGTCTCGGGCCACCTGGCATGGGCTCAGGAAAACGGCTACCTCACCCGCACAGCCCGCGGCCACCGGCGCGGAGACGGGACGGTCGCGGCGAGCACGTACGCGGCGCTGGTCCCCGTTTCAGTGCCGGTCGATGCCGATCCGCCGGCCGCGGATGCGGACCTCAACCAGAAGAACGACCGGGCTCAACCGGAAGATCACGAGGTCTCAACCGGAAGATCGACCGGTCTCAACCGGAAGATCCAACAGTCTCAACCGGAAGTTGGCTCAATGCCCTATAAGGAAGACCAAGTACTAGACCAAGAGACCTACCAACCACCAACCAAGGGCACGACCCGCGCGCAGGCGCGCGAGGGCGGCCCGACCGACATGCGGGCGTCGAAGCAACGGGAGGCACGCTCCGGCGACACCCGAGCCGCCGTGCTTACGGGAGTCGCCGACGAGCTCATCGACCAGTACGCCGGCGCACTCTCGCATCCGCTGCCACGCCGCGACCGGTCGAAGCTGCTGACGATCACGGACGAGCTGCTCGACGACGGCTTCACCAAGGAGCAGATCTTGGACGGCCTGCGGCTCCTGTGGCGCAACCGGGCCCGCTGCGGGCCGGGAATGCTTCCCACGTTCGTCCAGCAGGCCATAGCCGAATCCGAGGCCGGGAACGTCCTGCCCATGAACCGCCGCGCCCGCTCCGATGAAGCATTCGCGCAAGAAGCCGCCATCGCGGCCGGATCCGCTATCCGTGACCCATTCGCCAGCGGCGGCTTCTTCGGCAGCGCCAACCACGAGGTCATCGACGGCCAGGTTGTGAACGAGGGGACAGGATGACCCGCGCTGAAGTCTCGAAGCTGCTCCACTTGATCCGCGCTTTGTCGCCGAAGTTCACTATCGTCCCCAGCACCGACGACACCCCGGGCACCGGCGATGCCTGGCATGACCTGCTGGCCGACGTCCCCTTCATCGACGCCGCGCAGGCCGTCCGGGCCCATTTTGTGATCGGCGGCCCCTGGATCGAGGTTGGGGACATCCGCCGCCGCGTCATCGCGGCCCGCGGACTCCTCCCACCCGACACCGAAGCCGCCTACGCGCAAGCCCGGGAGATGAACCGCTGGCTGAACCGGCGCACCGGTCCGGAGCCCTCGATCCATCCCGCTGTGTACAAGACGATGTCGCCACACGAGAACGGGATCGGCTGGGAGGCGATTGACGGGCGGGACGGCTACGCCCACCGACGCTTCGTTGACGCCTACACGCCCGTGTCCGTCCGGGAGACTGAGGCCGCGCTTATGACCCCGCTGGCCGCGCTCGAAGCGGCCAAGCGGACACCGAAGGCCCTCGAAGGAGGTTCGGGTGTGGAAGCCGCCGAACGTGAGGCCCAGGCCGCCGTACATGCCGACCGGCCGCGGGCCGAAGCCGTGAAAGTGCAGATCCGCCGATCCGGGTTCGGCCGGACGATCCCCGCCCGCGCTGACTACGGCCCGGCAACCGACATCCAGAAAACGCAGGCCGCCGACGCGCTTCGCGCGTGGGCCGCGCAGAACGGCTACGAGGCGGCGGGGTCCTGATGACGTCGCCGACCGACCTCGCCGACTATCGGGAGCGCCGCGAAGCAGGCATCGCGATCCCGTCCGAAACGGAACGGCAGGCAGCGATGTGGACTCAGGGACTGGAGGCGAAAGCCCGCGCCGCCGCCCTGGTTTCCCGTCATCCGGACCTGGCCGAGAAGCTCACTGCGGGCCCGCTCAGCTTCACCTCTCCGGCACTGTGGAACGGCTACGTGCCTCCCCGGCAGTGGGGCGGGGCGTTGAACACCTCCCCGCAGCGTCGGGCCCTGGTTGAAATCTGCGCCGAAGCGTGGCGCCGCGAGAACCCGACCAGCGTCTAGCCGTGCCCACACTTCAGTACTATTCTTGATTAGTAAAGTCAAGGGATTGGGGGTTTGAGATGGTCGCAGCAGCACCTGCCCGGCGGACCCGGGAGGACTTCGAGCGTGAAGGGCATTGCGGGACGAAGGGCTGCACCTGTACTCATCTCGCCCCCGATCCCCTGTTTCCCGAGGCTCCTGCCTGCGACAGAGGGATGGCGCCCGCTCCGCCGGGGGCGTTGAGCCCGCGGGGGAACCCGCTGCCAGCCGGGGCGTTGAGGCCGTGCCCGCGGTGCCGGGAGGCGGTCCTGCTGGCTGGCGGGTCCTGACCGGACCCGCCGCCTGGTGGGCAAATCTTGTGTCTCACGATTTGCGATTAGTACTTTTCAGGACTACTGTGGGGCCACAGCCCGGACATGACGAAGGGCCGCCACCCGATCCCCTGGCAGAGATCACGGACGACGGCCCCACAGACAGGAGCAGCGTACATGGAGATCATCAGCGGTGAGCTTCTCGACCGCATGGCCAAGGTCGCCGCAGCCGTAGTGGCGGAAATCGGCCCGGTCGATGACGTGACCTTCACCCCACGTTCCGCCCAGTATGCCGACTACATCGGCGCGGAGGCGGAGATCTGCTTCCGCCCGGCTGGGGACGCCGACCTCCGCGTGACGACCGCGCTCGCCGCGATCCGTCCGGACACTGAAGTCCGCTTCCACGTGATCAACGACGTCAAGGTGCACATCTCCGTCCGGTCGATCCTCGCCCGGACGGAGATCAGGATCGCGACGACCGTGACCGTCGACGAGTTCGCCGCCGCCATCGCCCCAACCCCGGCGCCCGAGCTGATTGCCGCCTGATGGCCGTCGACAAGCTGGAGAAGGTTCGCAAGCTGCTGGCGATGGCGGAGGCCGAAGACCTCACCGACGCCGCCCGGGAGTCGTACAACGCGAAGGCCGCCGAGCTGATCGCCCAGTACGGCATCGACCAGGCGCTCCTCGCCGCACACGCCCCAGTCGAGTCCAAGCCGATCGACCGCATGGTCGCCTGCGAAGCGCCATACGCGAAAGAGAAAGCCCGACTCCTCTACGGAGTGGCCGAGGCGCTGCGCTGCAAGGGGATCCTTATCCCCGGCAGCAAAGGCCGCTTCAGCGTCCACGTCTTCGGGATGGCGGAGGACGTCGAACGCGCCGAGCTGCTGTTCACGTCGCTTCTCGTCCAGCAGGCACACGGCCTGGCCACCGCCCGGCCCGTCAACCCGCGGGAGAACGTCCGCGCGTACCGGCGGAGCTGGATGAACGGCTTCCGCTCCGAGATCGTCGCGCGGCTGAAGGCGACCGAAAGGTCGGCGCAGCAGCAGGCAGAGGACATCGCCCCCGCCGGCACGAGCGTCGCGCTCGTGCTCGCGGACCGCTCCACCCTGGTCAAGGCGGCGTACACCACCGCCTACCCGAAGACGGTGACGCTTCGGCACAGCTACTCCGGCTCCGGCTGGCGCGCCGGTTCCGCTGCCGGTGCCCGCGCGGACCTCGGTAGTCGCCGTGTCGGCGGATCCGGGCGACGGGCGGTAGGCCGGTGACCTTCACGATCGACGTCGGCGCTGTCACCCCCGGACCGCACACCCTCGCCTCCGCATCTGGCCGGTACCGAGACCTGCAAACCGTCGCCGCTGTCCGCGCACGCCTCGCTGAGCACCAAGTCAAGACCGCCGCCCAGCTCAACCAGGATGTCACGGCCGGCGAGCTGTTCATGGCCGCTGTCGACGTGCGGCTCCTTGTAGCGCACGAGCGTGCCGCCGCGGCCCGCATCGCCGAGCTGGAGGCCGCCGTCCCCGGTCAGACGGGTGGTGCCGGGTGACCGCCGCCGAGCAGGCAGCCCCCCACCCGCTCACGGTCATCCGTGAGCGGAAGGGCTGGACCTACGAGCAGACAGCCCAGCGCATCGCCCGCATAGCGGGAGCGGCCGGTACTCCCATGGCCGCGAACCGTCAGAAGGTCTGGCGCTGGGAGCACGGTGGCGTCACACCGGACTCGGCGTCCCAGCTCGCGCTCGCCGCAGCCCTCGGCATCGACAAGGACCATGTCGTGCCGGGGACCTGGCCTCGCTGGCTCGCCGACGCCGCCGGCGCCGGCCCGGACACCCCGACCTGCGAGGAACTGAGCGCCGCGCGACGCCGCTACCGCGGGCAAACAATCCCCGAGGCCCGCGCCCAGGCCGCCGAACGGCTGGTCGCGACCTGGCTGGATTGGTGCAAGGCCAGCAGAAGCGGGAACTGGCGGGAAGCGAACCGGCTCTCCCGCCAGGGCATCGCCCACGCCACGGCCTACGAGGAGCGGGTCGTCCGCCTCTCCCTGGGAAAGACGGCAGAGGCCGGGTCATGACGGGCGGCCCGTACATCCACACCATCGCCTACGCCCCCCACCACCCGGAATGGGCGGAGGTCTGGGGGCAGATCCGAGCCTCCGCCATCACGATCACGGTGGGGGCTGCGCGGAACGGCGTCGACCTGACTACTCAGGCCGGCACCAGCGGTGTGACGTTCAACGTCCCCCACCTGCGCGTACCCATCCTCACCTTGTACGCCCCGGAAAGCCCCGCAGTCCCGGTGGACGGGGAGGACATCGAATCAGTCCCGTCTGGCCGCGACCTGCCATGGGACCGCTACCTCTGCGCATTCCTCCTCCGCGTACGGCTCCTCGCCAAGCAGGCATCGGCAATCACCTCCGACGGTGCGTGGACGGGGGAATGGCTGTCCGCCCGCCGCATCGCCGCCGAGGCCTGGCACATCCCCAAAGACACCGAGGACCCGTTCGATTCCCCGGGAGTCGTCTGGGGTGGCTACCCGTACCGGTCGCACCTGCGGGCGGTCGGCTGATGGACCTCCACGGCCCCCACTTGCCCCGCACCCCGGAGGAGATCCGCGCCGCCCGGATCGGCCGGTATCTCCGCGACGCGCAGAGGTACCGCGCGGCCGATGACGAGTGGTCAGCCGCCGGCTGCGAGGCCCTCGCCCGCCGCGAGAACGCACGGCAGCAGCAGAAGCCGATCCGGTGACCTGCGCCCTCTGCGTCGGTGACGGCGTCGACCAGCACGGCGTCACCTGCGTCCGCTGCAAAGGCGAGACCACCGAACCGATCTTCAACCCGGGGCTTCCCGCCCCACCTGCCCCGGAAGGGACGACATGACCCGCGAAGACTGCGAGCCCCTCGGCGCCGCCCTCGTCGCTCGGCGCAGCGGAAAGAACGTGATCGACATCGGGGCTGTCGCCCAGTACCCGCCCGCCTACGTCCGTCTCCCCCTGGTGGACATTGGGGACGCCGACAGCTACCCGTACGGCACGGACCTGGAAGCCGGCGTGATGGCCCGCTACCGCTCGGGCGGCTACGTCCAGATCGTCCTGCCCGACCCGGACGGCGACAAGGTTGGCGCGGTCCTGAAGTTCTTCGACTTCCGGGGCATGGAGGAACTCGGCCGCGAGCTGCTCCGCATCGCAGCCAAGCGCGGCGAGATGCACGACCCGGACCTGGTCCGCGCCCAGCTCCCGTGCAAGACCTGCGGCGGCTACGGCTCCATCGCGGATGGGCCGGAGGACGGCCAGGCGTGCCCGGACTGCACTCCGGAGCTTCCCGCCGATGTCCCCGTGACGGGCGAATCCCCGTTCTGACCTTCCCCTGAGACCCGGGTGGGGCGCGTGAACGGGGCGCCCCACCCGCCCAGACCATCACCAGCCGAGAGGAGCCCAGTCCACATGTCCGTCGTGGACGTCCGGCGCAAGGAGTGGTTCGCCGCGTTCGCCCGGCAGAACAGCCCGGCCCTGGCGCCCTGCGAGCCCTGCCTGGCCGACCTGGCAAAACCGGTCGCGTTCGTCGGGTCGGCCGGCCACGGCGGGCCGTGCAGCGCCCAGGACCCGTGGAGCGGATCCGGCCTAACCGTCCCCGTCGACCACCTGCTCCGCAACGCCCGCCGGGCCGCCGCCCAGTTCCGCGCGCGCAATCCGCATCTCATCCGGTCCACAAACCCACGGCTGACAGCCCGGTACTGGCGGACCCAAGCCGGCCGCTGAGACCCGGGCGGGGCGTGTCACTCCCCGAGACCGCCCCGCCCACCAGACCGCCCACCAGCACCAGCGAGAGAGAGGAGACCGCGATGAGCATCGGCCTGTCCCACGCACGAACGATCCCCGCGGCAGACCTCACGACACCCCAAACGGGCATCTACAAGATCTACGCCGACTACTGGTGGTCCACCGTCCGCGACGAAGCCGGCGAGCTCCTGCTGCTGTTCTACCGCGGCTCCCCGCAGTGCAACCGGGACGAGGAGACCGTCCGGCGGCTGACGGCGGATCTGTGGCCGGGCGCCGAGGCCGTGCAGGTGCCGGCCGTCTACATCAAGCACACCTGCGCCTACTGAGACCGGTCCGGGGCTGGCGGATGGCCGTCTGCTGCGGGACTCACCGCAGCACCCGCACGGGGGCATAGCCGGTCGACACCAGCCCCCACCCCCGGACCGGTTCCAGCGCTGTCCCGACCTTCCCCCCCGATCGGGTCGGGACAGCGCCGGTACAGGCCCGGACACCAGCAGAAACGGAAACGACCATGACTGTTCAGGACGACCTGCCCGGCATCCCTTTCAAAGACGGGGCGCCCTACCAGCAGGGCGACGTCGCCTTCTCGCCCTCAACGGGGCGTGTGTGGACGCTGATCGCTGACGACAACGAGCCCTGGGCCGGCACGATGCAAAGCGGCAGGGACTGGGACTGGTACGGAGCCAGTGCCTTCCCCGAGGACACCCGGCTCCTGCTCCGCGACGGCCGGCTGGTCACCCCGCCGCCGCCGTACGACCCGGCCATGGCCGAGCCCGGCGACGTCGTCACCGCCGAAGACGACGAGCGGACGTTCTTCTACGCACCCGACGCCCCCCGGGACTACCACCCATGGGTCCGCTCGGACGGCGTCTTCATCGGCCCGGAGGACCTCCCCGCCGGCCTGACGCTGGTTCTCCGTGGCGGGAAGCCGGTGACCTCCGATGCCTGACCGCTTCGCCATCCGGCTGCCCGATGGGCGCACCGCCTACCATCTGCCCAGCACCACGGAGGGCCTTAACGACCGCGGTGCCGACGTCCCCGCGAAGCCCCAGGGAAGTTGGACCTCCATCGACCGATGGACCACCGCCGACGGAACACGCCTTCAGGCGCTGCCGGTCGAGAACTGGTGGATCGTCCCCACCGGCACAGCGGGCCCGCTCCACGCACACCTTCCTGGTAGCACCCGCGTGACCGGTTACCAGCTTGAGGACCCGGAAACCGAGTCGGCGAAGTACCCGCTCACCCTCACCGTGGAGGAGGGCAGGAAAAGGCTGGATCAGGATTGGGAGACCTTCGGGCTCCTGTACCGGACGATCCGTGAGGATGTTCCCGGCGACATTGTCACCCTGGAGATCTCCGACGCCATCCTCCTGGATGGAGACCTCCCGGTTCTTCCTTCCGGCTGCAGTTGGACACCGGATCTTCCCTACGTGCTGGGTAACTGGCCGGAATATGGCCGGCTGTTCCCCGGCAAGCTGACCGGCTATCAGCGGGGATTGGTAGACGCTGTCCGGCGCGCGGTTCCAACTGCGGATATCGACTGGTGGGATCACAGCAACCCGCACGAGTTCAACCTCACGGTCCGCCGGGCCTACCAGCCGGGACGAACGATCCGGGTGGACGTGTCCGGGCCCCGGGCACGTCGACCCCGCTTCGAGAACAAGCCCGACCGGCGAACGTTGTACTTCACCGTCCATCTCGGGCGTGAGATCCGCGGGGAGAACGTCGTTGCCGCTCTCGCGACGTTGGAGGAATTCACCGCGGAGGTGTGTGCCGATGTTGCGGAGGCCGTAGCCGAGACGCCGTGCGGGCACTGCGCGGGCACCGGCTACGTCGAACCGCAGGCCGGCGGGCCGATCAGGGAGCGGAGGCTGTGACCGACCGTCCCACCCTGACCATCACCCGCGGCCTGCCCGGCTCCGGGAAGAGCACCGCGGCCCGCCGCCGCCGTGACCAGCTCCGCGCCGCCGGCCACCGCGCCGTGGTGGTGAGCCGCGACCCGCTCCGCGACCAGCTCGGCCTCACCTACGGCGACACCGCAGGCGAGAAGCACGTGACCGCCGTCCGCGACGCCCAGGTCAACACCCTGCTCCGCGCCGGCGTGAACGTGATCGTCGACGAGATGAACCTGGCCGCCCAGTACGTACGTCACTGGATGGAGACCGCGCTCCGGGCCGGCGCCCTGTTCTCCGTACTCGACCTGACCGACGTCGACGTGGAGCTGTGCGTCCGCCGTGACACGCTCCGCCCGGAGCCCATGCCCGGCGCGGTCACGGGCGCCCGGGTGGGCGAGCAGGCGATCCGCAACCAGCACCGCCGTTTCCTGGCAGGGAAGAAGCTGCCCCTCGAACTCCCCAAGATCCATCCCACGCCGGTGTTCCTGCCCTACACCCTGCCCGAGGGCAAGCCGGACGCCATTCTGGTCGACCTGGACGGCACCCTGTGCCTCCACAACGGACGCGACCCGTACGACGAAAACCGCGTCTCTGAGGACCTGCCGAACTGGCCGGTCATCATCGCCGTCAAGGCAATGCAGTCCGCCGGCCACCGCATCATCTACCTGTCCGGCCGCTCCGCCGGCTGCCGCGCGGACACCCACGCCTGGCTCTCCTCCTACGTCCGCCGCCCGCACGAGGGCCTGTTCATGCGCGCCATTGGCGACTCCCGCAAAGACCTCATCGTGAAGATGGAGATCTTCGATCGGGAGATCCGCCACAACTACCGGGTTACCGGGGTTTTCGACGACCGGGCTTCCGTTGTTGCGGGCTGGCGCCAGATCGGCCTGACCGTTTTCCAAGTCGCAGAAGGCAATTTCTGATGACCACCACCGCCCCCGCGCCGGTCCACATCTACGACCTGTTCGACCTCGACCAGCTCGACCGGCACATCACGGCCGGGCTGGTCACCCGCAAGCCCCACCCCGACCTGCCGCTCGACATCCTCACCTACACCCGGACCTGCCAGTACAAGGCCGAGTGGGACGCGATCACCACACGGTGCCGCGGCCTGGTCGTCCACCGCGCCAGCGGCCGTGTCATCGCCCGGCCCTTCGAGAAGTTCTTCAACTACGGGGAGCACCTAGCGGGGAGGCCGTACGCGCCGCCGCTCCCGCTACACGAGCCATTCGAGCTGTTCGGCAAAATAGATGGCTCACTCGCAATCATCTTTCACTTCGATGGGAAGTGGCACGCCGCTTCTAAGGGATCGTTCGCCAGCGAACAGGCGCTCTGGGCTCAACGGCAGCTCGACCTCGCGAACACAGCTGACCTGAATCCCGAGGTCACCTATCTCGCCGAGATGATCTACGCCGAGAACAGGATCGTCGTCGACTACGGGCTCGACGGAGAAGGGCTCACATTCCTCGCAGCCATCCAGTCCGACGGCGCCGAACTCGACTACGAGGACACCGCCACCCGCTGGCCGTGGGGTCTGTCCGCATCCCACTGGCGCGACGTCGACCTGCCCCCGCTCGGGGAAATCGCTGCGTTGGCGACCGAGAGCCGCACGCACCGAGGCCGGACCGTCTCCGGAACGGAGGAAGAAGGTTACGTCGTTCGGTTCGCCTCCGGTACTCGCGTAAAGATCAAGATGGCCGATTATGTCCGGTTGCATAGGGCCCTTACGGGAACCAGCGCCCGCGACGTCTGGCGATACACCGGCGTCGAGCTTTTCGCCGCGACGCTCACCGACAAAGAACTCGCCCAGACCCTGGGCTGCCCGGCCGCCGACATCACCCGCCTCCGCGCTGTCGAAGGCGGCCCGTTCGCGGAGCTCCTCGCGCAGGTCCCGGACGAGTTCGACGACTGGGCCCGCGGCGTCCGCAACGGCCTGGAAGCCGATCTCGCCAGCCTCCACGACACCGTGCAGATCGAGTTCGGCGCCCGCGACCGCCTCCGCGATGACCGGAAGCAGTTCTTCGCCTCCCTGCAGAGCCTCACCCCGCTGGTACGCGGCGCGGTCCTCCGCGAGCTCGACGGCTACTCCTCCCTGCCCGCGCTCTGGCGCTCCCTGCGCCCCGAGCACTCCCTCCCGTTCCGCACAGACCAGGAGGTGTGAGCCCGTGGCCAGTACCGCTGCAGTCGACCTGCTAGTCGCCGCCACCGCCCACGCCAGCCATGCGCGTGCCTGCGCCCAGACTGGCCGGCCGGAGTCCGCCCGACGCCACATCGCCCAGGCCCGCCGGGCCCTGGAAGACGCCGAGACCGCCTTCACCGACGACCAGCCCCCGCCCACCCGGGTGTTCCTCGCCGTCGGTGCGCCCGACACGAACGGGATCCGCCCGTTCGGCGGCGCGCACCTGCAGGAGCCGGCCGCGCGGGAAGCCGCCGGCCGGCTCGGGCCCGACGCCGAGGTGCTCACGCTCGACGTGCTGGCCCCGTGGGAGTTGGCCGGATGAGCGGCGACGTCAAGCACACCTGCCTGTTCATCACACCCATCGACGACTCCGAGGGCCGGTTCGTCCGCGAGCTCCGCGCCCTCCTCACCGCCGTGTTCCCCGCTGGCCCACCTGACCGGGTGGATGCCGACGTCCTGCACAACGCCGTGCAAGAGGTCTCCGCCCTGCAGCACACCGCCGCGGCGGCCGAGGCCGAGGCCGCCGAGCTGAAGATGGCCGTCGAACCCGATGGGCGGCGCCGGCTGGAGATGGCGAAGCGGCTCGCGATCTCCGCCGGCCGCCTAGTCCGCATCGAACGCGACGACGCACGTCAGCGTGCCAAGACAGCCGAGCAGGAGCGCGACCAGCTCCGCGCCGAGCTGGCCGATCGGCGGGAGCGTCTCGCCCGGCTCCGTGGCTTCACCCCGTCTGTCGGCGAGCCCGAGGTGTACGCCATCGCCTACGAGAGCGCGGTCGGCGACGTTCTCCGCCGGCTTTACGACCTCGACGTCGAACCGGCCCCCGACCTCGCCCCGGAAACCCGGGAGCTGTCCGCCGCCCTCGCCGCCTACCGGGCAGCGATCGGCATGCCCCAGCGCGCTTTCCGGCCCGGCGGCCGGGTCGAACGGGCGATGACGGCCGCACTCGAAGCCGCCCGCAAGGCCACCAGCAGAGCCGAAGGAACACCCGATGTCTGACCTGCCTGACGACCTGGGCGCCCGCCTGACGGCTGCCGCTGCGGTCTACTACCCGAGCAGCCGCCCGGACGACACCACGATCGCCCTGGCCCGGGAGGTTCGCGCCGCAGGCGGCTGCGCCCACATCTCCACCGGCACCAACCGCCCCAACTCGGACCCGAACCCGTGGCACCACGGGGTGTGCATCGGCCCCCCGGACCACCTCGGCTACCACCTGTCCGTCGACGGCATGAACTGGTCGGTCGACCGGATGGAGTACGAACGCCGCGCCGAACAGACCATCGCCGACCTCGCCGAGCAGCTCCAGCACGCGGTCGAAGGCCACATCGAGCGAACCAGTCTCTTCCGGGAGATGACCACCGGCCCGGACGGCGTCCACCTCTCCCTCCAACCGGCCCGGGAAGTCGTCGCCCTGTGGGCGGCAGCCGCCCGCGGCATGCTCGGCGACGCCCCGAACTACGCCGAGACACCGATCTCGATGCCGGCCGATGTCGACGAAGGCCGGGCGGACGGCCGTGGCATCGAGATGACCGTCAGCCGCGCGGGCGAGATGGACGAGTTCATCTTCCGGCTGCAGCGCGCCGGCCGGCTCACCCCGCACCAGGCACGGGAAGCCGCAGAACGCCGCGCCGACGCCGCTGAGGATGCCCGCGGCCGGCTCCGTGCCCGGATCCGCGATCTCGTCTGCCAGCGGCGCGACGCCACGGCCCGCGCGAACCGGCTGGAGGCATGGGGCCCGGACGAGACATCCCCCGCTATCCGTCTCGGAGCCGAGCTGGACCGGGTGACCGCCGGCCTCCTCGTGATGGAGGAGCGCGCCCTGGCGGCCGAGGGGCTGCTGGCCGCCGCGCGGGACCTTGCCGCCCGACTCGACACCGAGGCCGACCAGCTGGCACTCGGCGACACGAACACCACCCCGGCCGGGCTCCGTAAGGCCGCAGGGCGCCGCGGTTCGGCCGCCGGCCTGCGGCGCGCAGCGTTCCTCCTTCGCCGCGCCCTCGGCGACGCCGGCACGCCGGCGCCCGGGTCGATCACAGCCGAGGCGCTGGTCGGACCGGAAGCCGCCGCGCGGTGGGCCGAGACGACGGCCGAGCTCGAACGGCTCACCGCCGAGCTGGACCTGAGAGTTGTCGCCCGGCCCCCCGCCGTCGAGCGGGACGAGCACGGACGGCCCGCTCTCGGCACCCGGGTCACGGTCACCGTGACCGGCACTGTCGACCCGGGCCGGATGGATGGCTCCCAGGTCTACATCTCCGCTTCGCAGCCGGAGCTGCATGACGACCTGTGGCTGGACCGGCCCACCCTCACCATCACCCCCGCGAAGGACCAGCCCACCCCATGACCGTGATCACCGCAGTGAAGAAGCCCATCCCGATCCGGATGATCCTCTGGGACGGCACCCCGGGACGCGCCCGGGAGATCGCCGAGTTCTGCGGCCCGGTCCCCTCGGGAGCCGGCCTCGGGTTCGTCGGCCACGGCTCCGAGGGCCTGGCGCAGGTGTACGACTACCTGCACGACTCGTGGATCAACGTCCCGTTGGGTTCGTACATCGCCGAAGGCGTACAGGGCGAGAACTACCCGATCGAGTCCGGTGTGTGGGCCAGCACCTACGACGTCGTCCCGGAGCCCGGTACCGCCGCCGAGCCGACCGGCCTCGACGCGCTGATCGAAGCACTGACGATCTTCCGCCGGTACGGCAACCCGTCCTCGCCGACCTTCTGCGCGCACGACACGCTGTATGTCTGCGTCGCTTACTCCACGGTGAGCGACGAAGACAAGAAGCGGCTCGACGCCCTCGGGTTCTTCCACAACGAGGACGACGACGGCTTCATGTCCTTCGACTTCGGTTCCGCATGACCGCCCCGGCCCCCGCCTCGCCCTCCTGCCGGGTGTGCGGCTGCACCGCCGACGACCCGTGCCCGACCGGCCGGCAGTCGGACGTGTCCTGTCTGCCCGTCCCGGACCCGCAGGGCTCCCCGCGGCTGTGCCACTGGTGCTCCGGCCGGGAAGACGGCGCGACCCGCTGCGACGTGCTCGCCACCGGTCTCCTCGCTGGCCCCGAACCAGTCCAGTGCGCGATGGGCGCGACCCACGCCGCTCATTTCCGCTGCACCCACGACCACGACCGGCGGATCAACGTCTGCCGCATGCACGAGAACGGCGCGCACGGCATCCCGTCCGGCTGCGCCGCGTGCCCCCACGAAGACGAGGTGCCCGTGCAGCTCGTCTCCTCCAGCCCGCTCCACCCCACCACCACGGAAGAGGTTTGATGGCCAGCCCAACGGCGTACCTCGCCTTCGGTGTCGCTCTCGGCGGCGGCGACGACGGCTTTGACGGGCTCGTGCTCCCCGAGGGTGAGTACGGGATGCGGCTTCTCCCGGAGTGGCTCCATGACGCGCCCGCCGGCGACGAAGCAGCCATCTGGGACCGGCTGCTGCCCGCCTACGACGTCGACACCCCGGACGCCGCCCCCGTCGAACTGACCACCTACGGCTACGAGTTCACGGCGCTGCTGCTCCATACCCGCGGCACCCTCGTGAGCGCCATCGACTGGGGAGACAGCGTCGTCTCGGCCGAACTGCTCGCCCGCCCGGCCGCCGACCTCGCAGCCCCGGTCATCGCCGCTCTGGCAACGCTCGGCCTCACCGCGAAGGAGGCCCCGGGATGGGTGCTCGCTACCACCTACGGCTGACCTCTGCTGCTGCCGTGGCCCTGGTGGTTGCGGCGGCAGGGTGCGGCTCCACCCCGTCTCGTCCGTCTCCCCGTCCGGCCCCGCCGCTGTGCCTGGCCGGCCAGGTCGCCGAGTGGGACGACGACGGGTGGGAGTGCGAGCCCGACGTGAACCCGCGGAACGGGATCGACGACGAAGACGACCGCCGTCACGGCAGGACCTCACACGTCTTGACCCGACCCCAGACGACCAGCCCACGGCTGCCGTCCGCGAGGTCCACCCAGACCGCCTCGCAGCGGCCCATCAGCTCCGCTACCCGCCGCAGCACCACGGCCGGCGGGGCGGACCGGGCGAGCGAAAGACGGAGCTCGCCGTCCAGCAGGAGAGTCACAACCCGCAAGTAGAACACACGTTCGATTCAATGGGAGCATCGTTGCCCAAGCTGTTCGTCACGGCGATCGTCTTCGCCGTGCTCACCCTCCTGCCCCTCACCGCCAGCATCCTGACCCGGAAGGCTGCGGCCAGCACCACTGACACCGACCTGCAGACCCTCCGCCGCGAGGGTGCCCGCGCCGCCCTCGGCGTCGCTGTCCTCTTCGCAGGCCTCGCCGTCCTGTTCACCGTCCTGTCCTCGGTCACGTCGGTGAGCACGAAGAAGGTCGGCATCGTCACCTCGTTCGGTCGACCGACCGGCACCGTGCTCTCCAACGGTCTCCACGGCAAGCTGCCGTGGCAGAAGGTCACCCCGTTCGACGCTGCGATCCAGACTGACAGCTACGCCCCGGAGCCGTCTGGCAGCGACCGGGAGGGCAACGAGATCGTCGTCCGCACCGCGAGCCAGTCCACGGCCTACGTGTCCGCCTCCGCCCGCTGGAGGATCAACCCCGGCAGCGCCGACGACCTGTTCGTCGACTACCGCGGCTTCGACAACGTCCGTGCCAGCCTGGTGACGAGGGATCTCCGCGCCGCCATGAACGACGTGTTCAGCACCTACAACCCGCTCGGCGGCGACGCGGTCCCCAGCTACGACAACCTGTCCAAGCAGGTCACCAAGGCCCTCTCCGCCCGGGTCGGTGCCCCAGTCGAGGTCCAGTCTGTCGTGATCTCCCACGTCGCGTTCGACAAGACGACGCAGGACCGCATCAACGCCCTTCAGGGTGAGGTCGCCCAGACCCGCATCGCCACCCAGCGGGAGGCCACCGCGGCGGCCGAGGCGAAGGCGAACGAAACGCTCTCGGCCTCCGTGTCGCAGGACCCGAACGTCCTGGTTTCCCAGTGCATGACCCTGCTCCGCGCCGCGGTCGACAAGGGCCAGCAGCTCCCCGCCGGGTTCTCCTGCTGGCCGGGCGCCGGCGCGGAGTTCGCCGTCACCCGGTAGCCCCCGGAAACGCCGAAGCGGGCCTCTACCCACACCGGGTAGGGGCCCGCTTCACGTTATCCACAGGCGGCTGTGAGACCACACTGTCCCCGCCCCGCCGGCCGTACCGTTCTTCGTGGCGGCCCGCTCTGGCGGGGGCCGGGCCGCCACCCTGGAATCGAGCGTCAGCGCTATTTCCGAACGCCCCGCTCCCACTGATCGTTGCGATCTGCGCTCGCGTCGAACCCCTCCCGACGATCACTTACGGTCACCATGTCCGACTCCGGACATCCGGACGTCCACCCGCCTATCGCGCAGGCGCACGCGAGCTACCAGCGCTTCGGATGTCCGCCCGGACATCCGGCGGACATCACCCACCGTCACCCGCATCCGGGCGGGGGAGTGGCGGTGCAATTCGTTATTAGTACCTTTCACGAATTGCGGTGTACGGTGTCGCTCACCCGGCCAGGAGCCGGCCCGACAATCCCCGGAGGACCCGTGGCCCAGAAGACCGTCATCTCGCTGATCGACGACATCACCGGCGAGGCGGCCGACGAAACCGTCCGGTTCGGCCTGGACGGCGCCCAGTACGAGATCGATGTCACCGCGGCGAACGCCGCCAAGCTCCGCGAGGCGCTGGCCCCGTTCGTCTCGAAGGCCCGGCGCGCCACCAGCAAGCCCGCCAACGGCAAGCCTGCCGCCAGCGGGATTTCCCGCAGGGCCGACGAGCACATCACCCGGATTCGCAACTGGGCCCGAGCCAACGGCTACCAGGTCAGCGACCGGGGCAGGATGTCCAAGGACGTCGTCGAGGCCTACAACAAGGCCCAGCGGGGCGCGGCGTCGCTCTAACCTGCCCTGGCGCCCGCCCGGATTGGTTTCCAGCGGGCGCCGGATCGCAGAAAGTACGGACCCCGGATTCGTCCGGGTTACTATGCCCGCAGGCGCCCGAAATGGCGCCGCCCGGGTCGGTGTTCGAGCACCTCCCCGGGCGACTTGCGGAGAGCCCTACAAGGAGGGACCTCGCGCCATGCGCAATCATGCCGTTTTCTCGGCTCAACATGCCCGGTTGGGTGTGCTGCGAGCTGCCGTTTCCCGCCCAGTGGGTGCCCCGTGACCGGCCTCGACTGGGTCGGCGTCATCGTTGGCGTTGGCGGCTTCACTCTCGTCTGGGGTGTGGTCAGCGGCGGCATGACCCATTTCCGGACGGCCATGTCCGTGATCGTCATCGTCGTGATCGTCACGTTTGTCGAGCTGGGTCTTCCTATCGGCGAGCCAGCGTGGGACTTCCTCGCCAATCACCGGATCAGCTCGTGAGCGCCATCCTGGCCCCGGTCCGGAGGCGGGAGCAGGCGTACCCGTGGGCTGTCGTGACCGGCACCCTTGCGCTCTCCATGGCCGGGAACGCGGTCCACGCGATCGCGGCTCACGGTCCCGACGTTTCCGACCGCACAGCTGCCGTTGCCGCCCTCGTCCCGCCAGCCCTCGCCGCCGTCGCGCTCCACGGACTTCTCCGCGTGCTTCGCCGCACCCCGCCTGGGTGGCCCCGAACCACTGTCATGGCGCTGGTTGTGCTCGTGTTCGCGATGGCCTTCGTCCTGTCGTTCGCCGGGCTCCACGCGCTCGCGATCGCTGTGGGTATCAACCCGGTGCTCGCCCCGCTCGGCCCGCTGATCGTGGATGTGACAACGGTGTACGCGGTGGCTGACGCGATGCTGCTGCACCACCAGCCGGCCGCGCAGGAAACCCCGGCGTCCGCGCCGGACGTGGCCACCGAGGAGCCCGCGCACGAGCAGGCCCCCGCCGCGCAGCCCGCGCACGTCGACGCGCGCACACCCGAGCCCGCGGCCGTCGCGTGCGACGAGCCGGCCGAGCAGGTGGCCGACGACCCGCACACGGCGCCGATCCCGCGCGTCGAGCCGACCGCGCGCAGGGCCGCGCAGGTGCGCACCCTCGATGACGCTGCCACGCAGCGCGCGAAGGCCTGCGCCCACATCGCCCAACTTCTCGCCACACCCGACGCGCACATCTCGTCCCGAGCGCTCGGCCGCGAGTTCGGCATCGGCGAGTCCACGCTCCGCCCGTGGATCAGCAAGCTCGCGAGCGGCGAGTGGGCGGTCACCCCGGAGGGCGCGCTCATCACCGGCATTCCCCGGGAGCGGACGGGAACAGGGGGATGAGCCTTGCCACCGTCGCCGGTTTCCTGCTGTTGCTCGGGCTGCTGGCGGGACTGGCGAACGACCCGGACACGCCCCGCGGCGCGCGACGCGCAGCGGGGCGTTCCCGTCTTCCGGCGAGCCGCGCAGCCGCGCGCGCGGGAGCGTCACGCGCGCGTACCGGTGCGCGCGCGTGGCGGACGGCCACGCGCGAGGACCGTCGCAGGCAGGCGCGCACCGCCACGGTCGGCGTGCTGCGCGGCGTGCTCTGGCCCGCTGAGCGCGCGACCCCGGCGCCACCCGCCGCCGCGCGCGCGGACCCGCGCAAGCCGCCGCGCGCGCACGCCTCTGCCGCGCGGCCCGCACCCGCGCGCACCATCCCGCCCAGCGCGCAGGTCGGCGCGCGCACCCTGAGCACCGCAGCGTTTGGAGGTCACATGGAGGCGCTACGCCTCGCCCAGTCCGGTGACGGCCTCGCCGGCATGCCGCTCCCCGAGGAAGGACTCCCCGGGCTGCCCGCGCAGATCCACGCGGTCGCGGTCGCCTTCGCGCACGTGCGCGAAGGCCTCGGCGCCTGGCTTGACACCCTCGACGGCGACGCGCAGATCGACATGGAGGCGATGGGCCCCCTGTGGGAGGCCCTCGACGGCCTGTCCTTCGCGCCCGAGCTCATCGCCAAGGCCGCGAAGAAGGCCGACCTGGTGTACGACCCGCACATCGGCGCAGCCGAGACGGGCCTGCGTGTGCGACCAGACTTCGCCCTGCCCCAGCCAGCCGCGGGTGCGCGCCGGTGAGCGGCCCCTGGTTCGGCCCTGGCGCGCGCGACCGCGAACCACAGCCGCGCGCGGATCCTCCGCTGCCGCGTGCGCGCCGCACGGCACACGCGGAGGGCGGGTGGCTGACCCGTCCGCGCGCCGTCGCGCACACCTCCCGCGCGGACATGCCACGCGCACGCGACTTGCGCGCGGACGTCGCGCCGCTTCCGCACGCGCAGGAGCCGCGCACGCGCGCGGGTGGTCCGCTGCGCCGCGCGCGCCGTTTCCTGTTCCGCACGCGCTACCCGCTCGCCCCGCTGTGGTGCGCGCTGGCCGTCGCGCTCGTCACCGTGCTGCTGCGCGACACCCTGCCGCGCGTGCTCGCCGTGTGCGCGGTGCTCGTGCTGTGGTTCGCCGCCGGCCTGCGCCCAGCGCCCGAGTCGCGCGCGCTGTCCACCCGCCGCGCACTCGCCACTGTCGGGCACGCCTGCGCAGCCTGGGCCGTCTGGGTCATCTGCTGGGCTCCGGACACCGGCACGGCCTCGGGGATGCTGGCTGTCGGCACGCTGGCGGCCTGGCCGTGGTGGTGGCGCAACCATCGCGCACGCGCATCCCGCGCGGCTGGCAGGTTCGCGCGCGCATGGCCGTACGCGGTCGCGCAGCTGCGCCTTGCCGGTGTCGCGCTGCTCACCACCGAACCCGGGGAGGTGGAGGGACAGTGGTCCCACCGGGTCGACCTCGCCGGCCACAGGATCGACAAGCTGATCTCGGCCCTGCCCGACCTCGAAGCGAAGCTCGGCCTTCGCCGCGGGGCGCTGCGTGTCGAACCCGTCCACGCTGACGCTTCCCGCGCGGTGCTGCACGTCGTCGCGGTCGACCCGCTTACCCCACCCGAGGTCGACGCCCAGGGCCAGGACGACGGCATCCCCATGCCGGACCCTGACCCCGACCTGCTGCCCGTCGACCCGTGGCCTGTCGGCCCGTACGAAGACGGCCCGCTGATCGAGCTGCACCTGGGCCAGCACATCCTCGTCATCGCCGGCACCGGCGGAGGAAAGGGCGTGTTCGCGTCCAACCTGATCGCCCAGGCCGTGGCCCGCCGCTGTGTCGTCGTGTGGGCGATCGATTTCAAGGGTGGCCGGCTGGTCGCACGGTGGGGCCGCTGCATCCGCCGCGCCGTCACCAACGCGGAAGGCCTCGACGCGGGCATCCTCGCCGCCCGCCAGCAGCTCGCCGACGCACTCGACGAGGTCGACCGCCGCGCCGCCGCCGGCGCCCACACCGGCCTCGACGGCCACCAGGTCACCGACGACGACCCGCACATCCTCTACGTGATGGACGAAGTCGAACGGCTCCTCGACGACCCGGTGTGCCTCGACCTGGTCCTCCAGCTCACCGACGTCGCCCGCTCCGAGTGCATCACCCTGGTCATGATGGTCAAGAAGGTCACCCGCGACGTCATCCGCAACACCCGCCTCCTCACCAACATCCGCACCCGCGTCCTCCTCGGCATCCAGGACAACCCCGCCGACATCCGCAGAGCCATCCCCAACCTCGCCGACTTCCCCCTGGAGTCCCTCGACCGCCCAGGGAAGGCCCTCATCTACCTCGACGGTCAGACCCGCCCACGCCCAGGACGCATCTGGAACCCCACACCCGACCAGATCGCAGCCCTCCGCGCCCAGTACGAACCCCCCGAGACCGCCACAACCCCCGACACCACCACCGGGACGCAGGAGAAGAGCGAACGTTCGGTCGGGGCTTCGCGCGCGCACGAGGGCGCCCAGGGGCCTGCGGGGCCGGTTCCCGTGGCTGCGGATGCGCCGGCGATGCCGACGGGGGTGCCATCGACGGACCTGGCGCGGCGGCTCCTGGCGTGGGCTGCAGGTGCGGGGATGTCCAGGTCGGAGCTGATGCGGGCGGGGGGCTGGTCGGCGACGTCGACGATGTACGAGCACCTGGCCCCGCTCCGTGGGGATGAGGTGGAGGGGCGGGCCGCGCAGGTGGTGAACGTCCGGCGCCGCTGGTATCTGGTGGAGCACGCCCCGGCGGATGTGACGGTCGGTAGCCAAAACCCTGTTACTGGCGAGTAGAGGTCAGCCGATCCACCGGGCCGAGACCCCGATTCGCGGGCCAGAGCCCCGCACTCGCCGGTAACTATCCACAGAGAGTCACATCGGACGCGGCGAAGCCCCCGAACCCATCCGGGCCGGGGGCTTCGTCGTGCTGGAGGCGTGTCAGCCGCTGGTGAACCGTGCCAGCGTGACCCGGTCCAGTGCGGGGGCGTAGGCGTCCAACCTCGCCGCACTCTGCGCGTCCGGCACGAATCCGGCCGGCTGCCGGGCGCCGCACCCCCGGTAGCAGACCAGCGGGCTACGCGGGGCCCGGATGACCGGGTACCACATGTGGTCGCAGACGTCCGGGGTCGGGGCGCCCGGCAGTGGGCCCGCGTCGTGCGGGTCGACGTCCCACCGGTCGGCCCACAGGAGGGCGAGGCGTTCGGCGTCGTCCGGTTCGCTGGGCATCGCGTCTCCTCGGTCAGCGCCAGTGCCCTCCGGCCCTGCTTCCCCGCAGGGGCCTGCTCCGCAGTGGGGGCCGCCTACTGGTGTCAGCGGCCCAGCGTCACAGACTGGCCGGAAGGCCGGAGTCCAGTATGGTGCCCCCGGCCCGGGGTGGGCGCGGGGGCTCGCAGGCAGGAACGGGGTCAGTACCGGTCCGGGCAGAGGTACGCCGCGTGCTCGCCCGGATGGTCGTCACACTCCTCTTCGACGATCAGCGCCGCGGCGTCGCGGGGCCCCTCCGCAGCCAGGTCCAGGAGGGCGGCCTCAGCGTCTTCCTCGCTGTGGTGGCCGCTGGAGACCACCTCGGCCTCCGGGATCGTGTACACGCCGTACAGGGTCATCTCGGAAGCTCCTACAGCTCGATCACGGCGTCGGCGTCGTCTTCGTCGTACTCGAAGTCGCCGAGCTCGATCCGACGGGCGCAGTGGTGGCACAGGCCCGTGTCGAGCTCGGCAGGCGCCTTCTCTCGGGCCTCTTCGGGGCTGTCGGCCTCGACCTTGACAAGAGCGCTGGCGGTGGTGGTGAACACCACTCCGTAGCGGGGCATCAGACCGTCTCCTCGTCGTCGTGGGCGGTGCAGTCGACCGCGGAGGCGCCCGGGTGGTCCGGGCAGACCTTGAGCACCTCGACGGCGTACGGCTCGACACCGAGCTGTGCGGCGGCCAGGTCCCGCGCGGCGGCCACGCCCTCGGCGGACATGCTGTCGGCCATCGCGCCCACGCGACGGCCGTTGTGGAACAGGCCGAGCAGGTCGGACCGGTCCTGGCGGCGCATCGACTCGTTCATGGCCGGCTTGAGGGTCATCTCAGGGGCTCCTTGTCCGCGGCGGCCTCGTGTGCCGCGCGCATCTCGGCGTAAGACGGGTACATGTCGATGTCGACGCAGGCCCGCCGCACGGCGCCCAGCGGAACGTCACCGAGCATCGCGAGCACGCGCACCCGGAGGTTGGAGAAGCCCTCGACGGCGAGATAGCCACGGCACGGGGTTTCGCCGCCGATCTGGTCGCCGTGGCAGGCCATCACGTCGCGGAAAGCATCGTCGGGTCCGACGGTGCGCTCCAGCCCGCGCATCAGCTCCAGGCTGTAACCAGGGATCGCCGCACCGGTGGGGTCGGCGGAGCGTCGCCAGGGGCAGGTGCCACAGGGCTTTGTGGCCGGGTAGCGCGTCATGGCTGGCCTTTCAGCGGGTGTGGTGAGTGTGTCGGGCCCCCGGGCCTGACACAGACACCGGGGGCTGAGAGGGGTTCAGGTCGGGATGTAGATGTTGAACCGGCACGTCTTGCGGACCACGAGGAACGCGGGCTCGCCGGAGTCCAGCCACTTGCCTTTCAGCGCGAGCAGTCGACCGCCGTCGTCATCCCTGTCGATGTGCTGGTAGTACCGGCCGGTCTCGGAGTCGCGGATGACGTCGTCTGCGCAGATGAGGCCGATGGAGAACCGGCCGAGGAGTTCCAGCTCATCCGGCGGCTTCTGTGATCTAGCCACGTAGCTTCACGCGACCCTGATAGAGCATCACCAGCGCGAATCCCCGGTTCGGCTGACCCCTGTTGACCGCCGTGACGCCAAGGTCTCCGCATGCCTCCAGAGCCTTCCTGCGGGCATCCTTCGGGCTGTATCCGAGGTCAATGAACGACTTCCGGAACTCGCGGTAGGTCATCCGCGCGCCCGACAGGGAAAGCTCGTTGATGTTGTCAGCCGGAGTGTCCCGAAAGATTGTGTCCTTGCTCTCGCCGGCGTTGGTCGTGATCATCTCTCCTGGTCCTCTCAGGGGGTTGGGGGTGCCGTCCCGCACGCTGGCGGGACGGCGGGGAGTGTGCTGCGGGTCAGAAAGGCAGGTCGGGCGCGAACTGGTAGCCGGCCTCGACCTCGACCCGGATCTCGCGGGCGCCGCTGCCCCGGCCGACGGTGTACGGGGTGTTGACCGGGAGCCCCGTCACGATGCGCGTGGTCGGCAACTCCTCGACGTCAGTGACGACGATCGTGGTGCCGGCCGGCGTGATGACGCACTGCTGGCGGATGTACTGGCGGTACCTGTTGAGCATCGGGTTCTCCTCGCGGTAGCGGGTGGCTGTGGGGTGTGGGTGGCCCGGCCGGGTGACGGGTCCGGCCGGTCCCGGGTGAGGGGTCAGGCCGCCCGCAGGTTCGCCGCGTAGCCGCCGCAGACCTGCCGTAGGAACCCCTCGGCGGTCAGGAGACCCAGCGCCAGCCAGGCCTGCCGGACGGTGCAGCCGAGCTCCTGCGCGACCGCGATCTGATCCCAGGCGTGGGGGGTTGGGCTGTCGGTCACGGTGACGAGCACCGCGTCGAGCAGCTCCCGCGCGGTGAGCGCCACCGGCGCGCCGGTGAGGGAGCCGGACCCCCGGCGGGTGCGGCCGGAACGGAACGCGGGCAGGGGAACGGGGGTGATCAGGGTGCGCATGGCGGGGTTCCTCCGGGCAGGTCAGGCGGGTGGGAGTCAGGCCGCGACGGTCAGCCGGACGGCGAGCGTGTGGTAGCAGGCCATGTGCGCCTGGGCGCCCTCACAGCTGCAGTCGGTCGTGGTCGCGTAGTAGGTGCCGCGAACCAGGTGGAGGCCGTGGAAGGCCTTGGAGGGGGCCTTGACGACCTCGCCGGCGGCGACGAGGCGGACGGCCTTCGCGGCCTGCTCGGGGCTGTAGTCCGCCGTCTCGGCGGCAACCTTCTTTGCGCAGGTGGGGCCGATTCCCGCTGCCACGCTCTTAGCGCCGCGAAGCGTCCGGTTGCAGCGGATGCAGCGGGCGGTGTGGGTGGGGGAGGGGGTGTTCGTCGGCATGCGCCAACCATACACACTCACCGTTCAGTCGTGTCCGAGAATGGGCGGATGTGAAGGGCGTCACATCGGCATTGCCGGACACGACTGAACGGTGAGTGTGTGTATGGTGGGCTCACGCCCGAACACGAGGAGGACCACATGGCCGCCACCGCCACCCAGCTCCGCACCGCCGCCGCCCGCATGCAGGCCGACGCCACCGCCTCCCACGCACGCTGCGGCACAGACGGCGCCCTCACCCAGGTGGCAAGCCGCGCGCTGGCAGGCCAGTACGGCCTCCAGGCCGAGATCCTCGACCGTGGCGGCGTATGGGAATTCGCCGCACTGTTCGACCTCAACGGCAACCCGGTGCCCGCGAAGCTCGTCACCAAAGACCTTCCCCGTGGCGGCACCCGCCGCGTGTGGATGCTCCTCAACGACAAGGGCCGGTGCGCTGGCTGGTTCAACCCCTCCCAGGCCGAAAACGTCGAGCGGCGCCGCGCCAACGACGCGAAGAAAGGGTTCTACGTCGGCCGAGTACTCGCCCCCGCGAAGGCCGAAATGGGCGGCAGTCACATCACCACCGTCCGCCGCTACGCCGCCCGCACCGACGGCGGTTACAGCGCCAACCTGGTTGTGCTCGACAACGGCGTTGACGACCGTGCCCAGCAGATCGCCCGCTACCGGGCTCTGTGGGCCGACCACAACGACCCGCAGGCGTACCGGGAGATGGTCCGTATCGAGCAGGCCGCGCACGACGGCGGGTGGATGCGGGCCCTGTTCGACGCCCGCCGCCTCGTCGCCATCGCCAGCAAGTAGCCACCCCGCTGGCCGCCCCACCCCGGGGCGGCCAGCACGCCCACCATGAGAGGACCCCTGCCATGCACGCCACCCCCCGGCACGCCTGCGTCTGCCCGCCCTGCGCCCGTGACCGTCTGCTCCATCTGGCCGGTGACTGCGCCGTCAACTCGCTTCCCGACGGCGGCATCACCATCCGCAACCACGACCCCGCGCCGTACGCAGGCGTGTTCCGCAACCTGCTCGCGGCCGGCGCCCTGGTCCTCGGCCGCCGCGACCCCGACACCGGCATCGCGCCGGTGAGCCTCACCGACCAGGGGGCCGACCTGATCGGCCTCACATGGCCCTGACCCTGTGCGGCCCGCGAAGGACCATCCCCGCGGGCCGCACAGCCATGTGCCGGGACAATCGGCCGATGCGGATTCTCATCACGACGGCAACGGGGCGCGAGGTCGCCGCGGGCGGCAAGTTCGCAGACGAGGCCGCGGCGCGCGCCTGGGCAGAAGCGGAGGTCACCCGCTACGCCGCCACCGTCGGCGACGTTGTCGACGAGGTACCCCCCGGCGCGTTGCAGCTGTCCGCCGCGCTCACCGTCCGCCAGGCCCGCGCGGACCAGCGCGACCACGCGGCCACACAGCCCCCGCCGCCGCTCGACGGCCCCGACCGGCTCCTCGACCTCGACGAGGTCGCCGAACGGTACGGCATGACCCCGGACTCCGCCCGACGGTCGGGGGAGCGGGGCACCCTCCCCGAACCCGACGAAGGATCCGGCCGCACCAGCCGGTGGCGCCTGTCCACTCTCGCCCTGTGGGACCACGAAGCCCCCCTCCGCCGCAGCCGCTGACCCGCGAGAAAGTACTGAACACGAATCGCAGGCTTCGCGAGTCTTGTGGTAGCGTGAGCGCCGTCCGAAGCGAATGGTTGAGGGCTACTTCTTCTGGTGATGTGACGCCTTCGACCGCCTGGTACTCGGACGCCTACGACCCCCCTGCGGGGTACCGAAGCGAAGGGTGGGGATACTTCCCACTGCAAATGGGATCCGGCTCGCGTCGGATCTTGTCTCCTCGCCCACCTGGTACTCGGTCTCCCGCACGGGGGTCGTTCGCGTCCGTACCCCCTGACTTGGGAGGAACGGATGGGCAAGCTCGCGCAGGCGCACCCCCGCGGCGGCCAACACGGCCCCGTACAGACCACCAGCCCGACCCACACCGCGATGGGCGGCGCTGGCTGGTCCCGGGATGTGAAGGGTGAGCTCTTCACCCTCGCGATCACCAACATGGTCGGGGAGGCCACCCACCACGAGGCCGCGTCCGACCGCGACAACCGGTTCGTGCAGCTCATCCACCAGGCCGTCGCCGAGGATGCCAGCTGGGTCGCGCGGCTGATCCCCTGGCTCCGCACCACCGCGAACATGCGCACCGCGAGCATCGTGGCCGCAGCCGAGTACGCCCGCGCCGTCCGCGAGCTCGACCCGGACGCCCGCGCGGCGGCCCCGACGGTCCGCTCCGTCATCGCCTCCACGCTGCAGCGCGCAGACGAGCCCGGCGAGTTCATCGCCTACTGGCTCTCCGGCCGGCCTGGTGCGACCCTGCCCGGCGGTGTCCAGCGCGGCCTCGCTGACGCCGTCACCCGCCTGTACACCGAGCGCGCCGCGCTGAAGTACGACGGCCTGGCACAGCCGTGGAGGCTCGGGGACGTGCTGAACCTCGTCCACCCGAAGCCGTCCGCCAGCTGGCAGGCCGACCTGTACGGCTACGTCCTCGACCGCCGGCATCACAAGGACGGCAAGGCGACCGGCAACCTGCCGATGCTCGCCGCCCGCGAGGACCTCGACGCGATCCCCCCGGCCGACCGTGCCGCCACGCTCGCCTCGTGGGGCCCGGACGCGGCGGGGACGCTCAAGGCCGCGGGGATGACATGGGAGGCACTCGCCAGCTGGCTCGGGGGCCCGCTCGATGCCGCGGCCTGGTCCGCGGTCATCCCGTCGATGGGCCTGTTCGCCAAGGTGAGGAACCTGCGGAACTTCGACCAGGCCGGCGTGCCCGACGACGTCGCGGAGCTGGTCGCCGCGCGCCTGCGGGACGCCGAGCAGGTGAGGAAGTCGCGGATGTTCCCGCTGCGCTTCTACACCGCCTATCGGGAGGTGTCCTCGCTGCGCTGGGCGTACCCGCTGGAGCAGGCCATCGGGCACAGCCTGTCCAACATCCCCAAGTTGCCGGGTAGCACGCTGGTGCTCATCGACCAGTCGCAGTCGATGAGCGGCCGGCTGTCGGACAAGTCGACGCTGAGTCGCGCCGAAGCTGCCGCCCTCTTCGGCCTCGCCATCGGCCTCCGCGCCGAGCACGCCGACGTGTACATGTACGGCTCGACGGGTGCCTGGGGTTCGCAGCGCGCGCGCCATGAGCGGATTGACCTGCCCGCGGGCGCGTCGCTGCTGCCCCTCGTGAAGGCGCACGGCCGCGCGCACATGGGCGGCACGCTCACCTGGACGACGCTCGCGCAGACGTACTCCGGCCACAGCCGGATCGTGATCGTGACGGACGAGCAGGCGCAGGACTCCCCGGGCAAGCTCCCCGACGTCCCGCTCGTCACGTTCAACGTCGGCGGCTACCGGGCCGCGCACGTCGAAGCGGGCCGGAACCGGGTCACCGTCGGCGGGCTGACCGACGCCGGGTTCCAGATGCTCGCCGCGGTCGACGCCCGCGCGGGTGGCGGCTGGCCGTTCTGACCGGAGCAGACAGCGAAGCCCCTGTACGGCCCTCCTGGGCGCCGTACAGGGGCTTCGCAGTACAAAACACGAATCGTGGAATGTACCGTTTATGGGGTGCAGACCCTGGCGCCCGACCCTGAGCTCGAGCTCAAAACCCTGTTGGGTGACCTGTACGTCTCGTACACCGACCCGGACGCCCCCGGCACCGCAAGCCTGCTCAACCGCCTCACCATCGCCTACCGGCATCGCCTCGGCCCCCGCACCCGCGGCGAACGAGGGCATCGGCCACCCGGCCCCCGACCGCCCGGAGCGGACGGCGCGATGCTCGCCCGCGATGAAATCGAGCAGATCGTCGACTGGTGGGCCTACTACCTCCACCCCGGCGAACCCACTCTCACGCGCATGCAGGCCGCGGATCTGCTGCCCACCCTGGCGGTGCAGCAGCGCGCGGGCGAGCTCGCCGATGAGGTCGTCCACGACATCCGTTCAGCGCACCGCGTCGCGCTGCTCGTCCTCGGGATCGTCGCCCCGCCCGTTGTCATCCGCGGCGCCTGGTGCCCGGCCTGCGAACGGCAGTCGATCTCAACCGATCTGAGCGCCACCGAAGGCAAGTACTGGTGCGGCAACGGCGGATTCGCGCCCGGCGCCTGCCACGACGACGCCCGCTGGCCTGACTGCCGCGACCCTGACACCGGCATTCTCGCCTGCCGCCGCAGCCCACGCTCTCGCAGGCACTGCCACTTCTACGACCACGCCGACCTCGACCGGCTCCGCACTCCACCCGCGTCCCGGCGGTCCCTATGACCGCAGAGGCGCAGATGTGCGGTGCGGGCGACGGTCTTGTCGAGCCCGGCAGCGGACGGATCCCCGGACAAACCTGGTGGCACAACAAGCCTGCATGCCAGAGGGCTCGACGCCAACCGGACCTGCCACTGGTCAGCGCTTGCACCAACTGTGCCGGGGAGTACTGGCCCCGAAAGGCGGATCCACTGGTCTCCGGACTGTGCGGCCGACGCGACTGTCTGAAGATCCGCCGAAGACTCGAGCGTGCCATCCGCCAGCGCGCCATGCAGCTGCTCGCACAGGAGAACCCCAGGCGGATGGCCGAGCTGTCCCGCCAGGTGGCCGCGCAGATGGCCGCCGAGACACAGGAGCGCGCCGCGTGACCACCCGCTTCTCGGATCTTGCCCTTGCCACTGCCGCGTTCCGTGTGCTCGGTGACGCTGTCCAGCGCGCGGCGCTGCAGGCACGCCAGCTCGCCGCGACCGCGCGCCGGCCAGACCCCTACCAGGACGGCCGTCCCCGCTGGATGACCCCCTACGGACCGCCCAGGAGCACCTGCTGATGCCCGCTGACGTCCTGCCCGCCTCCGACGGCAACGGCGGCCTGGTCGCCAGGTACAACCAGTGGGTCGGCCTGTACGGCATGGATCGTCGTCTCGACTGGTCCCATCCCGGCTACCTCACACCAGCGTGGGCGCTCGACGACACCGTGCCCCCGCTCGGCCCGCCGAACATCTGGGACTACGTCGAGACCGGCCGGCGCTTCGCCACCGGGTGGGCTTGGCCCCTCACCCGCGCGGAGGCCCGCGAGACCACATTCACCCTCGCCGGCGAGCAGCTCGCCGACGGATTCGCGGACCACCTCGCCAGCCACGTCACCAGCCGGCTCGGCCGGTACGCCGCGGACGAGCGGCTCATCGTCCGTGTCGGCCCACGGATCTGGTGGTACCGCGACCCGTACCTGAACACCCTGGTTTGCCACGCCGTCGCTCTGGTCGAAGCCGACCGAGACGACGCCCCCGAACGGTGGGTCACCCCACCCACGGTCATGCCCGGGATGGACACGTGATCCGCCCGGAACGGCCCTCGGACGAGGTCCTCGCCGCGATCGAAGCCGTCCTCGACGAGCACACCCCCGGTCCACCCGAACCACCCGGACCGCTCCCTGACCCCTCAGCCGACTTCTGGGAACTGAACGCGATGCGGTGGATGCCCGAGGAGCGGCAAGTTCAGCTTGCCACCGCCGAGGAGACAGCCCGCCAGCGTCGCGAGGAGCAGTACCAGCGCATCATCGCCGCTTGGCAGGACGGTGTCGCCAACCGCTGGCAGGAGCCGCACCGATCGGACGGCACCGAGACCGCAACCCGCCGCCTTGTCGACGACTACGTCAGGGACCTGTACTCCGGCGGCCCGTCGCCCGTCTCCACCACACCGTCCGGCCCGCTGACGTGGGAGGACGTCCGGCGCATGTGGGCTTCGCTGCCCGACAGGCCCCGGCCACCCGACCGGATCCAGTTCACCGCCGGCACTCTGCGCGCGGGCATGGACCGTATCGCCGCGAACAACCGCTACAGCCGGATGATCATGCCCCGTGAGCGCGTGTTCGCCGAAGCCGACACCGCCGCCGCGCTGGAGTACCTGACCGCAGCACGCCACGGCCACGGCCTGATCGCCGTCCTCGCCTGCAGCGAATGGGACTTCGACCGGTGGCGCCAGGAATGGAACCTCCCCGACCACTACCGGGAGGTCTTCTACGTCTCGGACACCCAGTGCGGACCGCAGCGGCTCCGCGGGGTGGAGGTCCTCGCCACGGTTGTACTCAACGGCTTCGAGGTGCACCCCCGGAACCGGGATCTCTCCGCGGCGGTGATGGCCCGGATGCGCCCGATTGCCCGGGACAGGCCGACGCCCAGGGTTCGCGGCATGAGCGCGGGCCCGGCCGTCATGGACGAGGCGGTCACGTTCCGCGCGGGTGGCCGCGCCGCCGGCCGAACCACGGCTCTCCGCGACGCCGTCCGCGGTGTCCCTCACGCCTGGGTGGGCCGGGACGGCACCGTCACCTACCCGAACGCGACCCCACCTGGCCGGTTGGTCACGATCGCCGGTCACTGCTGGTGCGGCAGCCGGGTCTCCGAGCTCAAGCGGCGCGCCGGACGAATCGAGATGGACGGGCCGGTCGAACCCGACACCACCCGGGTGTTCCCGTGCGGGCATCGCACCGCGACCGTCCGCGTGCAGCAGATCGGTGACCGCCACCTGATGTGGTTCCACCCCCACCCCCGGAGCTGCCAGTGAGCGCATCACCCGTCCGCGCCGACTTCGCGCTCCTGGAGTTCGACGTCTACCGCGAACCGCCGGACTGGGTCCGAGTCGGCCCCACGGAGTCAATCCGGCTCCAGGGCCACCCGGTGACCGTGACGCTCACCGCGCGCAAGCCGTGGGGTGAGGTCACAGTCTCCGCGACCGGGTGGGGGCCGAACGACACCTCTCTCGCCGGCTGGCAGGCGTTCACCCAGCTCGTCTCGCTCAAGCGCGGAGTCGTCCGCCTTGACCGCGCGTACCTCGCCGGCCGCTGGGAGACCACGGCCACCGAATGGGAAGGCCCCACCATGTCCGACAACGTCACCACCCTGACGTCCAAGCCGGCACCGATGACCCTCGCGGAGATGGTCGACGAACTGTGCCGCCGCGCCGACGCAGACGAGCTCGCCGACAACCTCGCCGGACAGCTGAACCGGTCCCTGCTGCGCCGCGCCGGGCAGAGTGCCCGCGCGGCCACGAGCACGCTCCGCGGCCTGAACGCGGACGCGAAGCGGGCCCTGCTCGCCGAGCACGGCATCAACTTCGACGCCCGGCCAGCGTGGGAGCGGCACGGCATCGCTCTCTGGTGGGACCTGTACACGAAAACTGGCTGGGATCCGGTCCGGAACGTGGAGACGACGACGGAGCGCAGGCGGGTGCACGTCGCACGGAACCTGACCGGCGGCGCTGACTGCAGGGCGATAGCCGCGCGCATCCTCGGGTGGGCCCTGTGACCGCGCCTGTCAGCTGAGCGGCGCGGTGTGCTCAGTCCAGTGGTGGCCGTCCCACCAGCGGCTACAGGGCTGGCCGTTCGGGTCGCGGTACCAGCCGGCCGGCACGTTCGACGGAGGGGGCGGGGGTGGTGCTGACTGATATGGGGCAGGGGCTTGAACGGCGACCGGGGCGGCGTATGAGTTGCCCTGGGGCACGCCTCCCCGGTCGTGGAGGGACAGCTTGTGCCCGCAGGCGGTGCAGTTCGGGGTGAACGCTTGGACCGCCGCGACGCCACCAACCGTCATGAGGTTGGCCACGAGCTTGCCTTGCCGGCGGCCGAACTCGGCGGCCCCGCTGTTCGTGCACCGCTTGCAGTTGTTGCATCCGGTGTGTACGCGCCCCGCCATGTGGCAGCCCCCCGTCGCGTGGTCCTTGAAAGACCCGAGGGTAGGGATCGAACAGGTGTGCGCCCCGCAAGGGCAGGTGAATTGGCTGTCCGTTGACCATCTTCGGGCAGGTGCTGGAAGGCCTCGCTTGCCGCCCTCCCGGAGCGTTGTGTAAGGTGAAGACACCTGCCACAGGTGTCTTTCAAGCCCGGAGGTCCGATGCGACCACCGGGCTTTCTTGTGCTCGCAGAGATCTGCCACTGGCTCGGCCACAACCCGCAGCGCAACCACGCCGCCACCCGCATGCTGCTCCGGCGGCGCGGGATCGAACCCGCCGCCCAGCTCACCACCGGCCACCGGCCGCTGCTGTGGCGCTGGGAAGACCTGCAACCGCTCGCCGCGCGGATCCCACGGGCCGACTGGGCTCGCGAAGCCGCCTGACACTCGACCCGCAGGGGAGGCCCGATGGCCGCCCGCGCGTCCGCCCTGACCCGCCTCTCGGACGGTAAGAAGTGCGGCGCGGCCACCACCACCGGCGGCCGGTGTAAGAACAACCTCAAGCCCGGCCAGTCCCGCTGCTGGCGGCACAAGAACGGCGGCGCGAAGCCCACCCCGAAGCCGTCCGGCGGCCCGCGGGTCCGCTGGTACGACGAACGCGGCAAGCAGACCAAGAACCGCGGCGTCGAGGTGGCAACCCCGTCCGGGCGGAAACTCACCGTCTTCGCCGGCGACATCCGCCAGGGTGATGTGCTCGCCGGCTACCGGGTGGAAAAAGTCGAACTGGGCAGCACGAAGGGGACGGTCCGGGTCCACGTCGGCAACGGCGTCCGCATGATCGGCCGGGCAGACCAGCCCGTCGACATTGTCCGCGGCGGCGACAGCGGGGCCAGCCCCGGCGACCCGACCGTCCGACCGTCACCGGGCGCGAATCCCGCAAAGCTGAACATCGACGACGCGCGGCGCCGTATCGCGGAACTCCGCGCGCAGATCGGAAACCCGGCAGATATCGGCTGGCGGAACGAGCTCATCGACGGCCCCAACGTTTTCCGGATCCGCCTGGAACGGGACCACGCCGAACTGGAACGAAAAATGGCCGAACATCGAGAGGTCATCGACCTTATAGAACGCGGCCATTGGAACAAGCTTGCGCGGCGTGACGATTCCAGCGATGAATACATAAACCTGTTCCAGGCCCTTTCTCGCATCCGTGACATGCGGGAAAGCCCGGCATCTCGCGAATACGCCCTAGCGAGCCTACGAAACTCAATGGAGCAGGCTCGAAAGGACGCGGCGGAGCATCAGGAAGCGATCCGGCTGATGTCGACTCGGCGGGTCCCGGACGTCTCCGACCACGACGAGCAGATTCCCGGTGATGACACACTGGCGAAGGTCGACGCCATCCGGCGCGCTGGCGAGCTAGTCATGGACTTGGTCGAACGCCGCACGGCTGAACTTGTCGGTGACCCCGACCACGATCCCGACGGCTTCCGCATCCTCACCGCAGCCCGCCGTGCTGCGTTCGAACGTCGTGACGCCATCGATGCCAACCTCGACCCTGACGGCTTCGAGGAGGCCGACCAGGCTGCAGCCGCCGCGTCAAAGGCGTACACCGACTACATGAGGATCCGCATCCGCATGGTGGCCCAGCGCCCGGAAGCGCAGCGGGATATCCTCTCCCGCCTCCGGCCGTTCGGGGGTGCCCTCGACTACGCGGACAGCGTCTCACCGGCCGGCAAAAGAACCGTCGACGCCGCGCTACGGAACTTCCCCGCCGAGTGGGTTGACCGGGCCCGAGGTCGCCAGGCCGATGTCGTCACCTTCGACGAACTCGCCGGCCGCAACCTACCCGTGACCGGCCGGGCCTACTACTCCGGCAAGGGGAACCGGATCGTGGTCCGTGACGGAGATACCCGGATCGCCACACACGAACTCACCCACATGATGGAAGAGAGAGTTCCTGGCCTCGCCGCCGCACAGTGGGCCTACCATGCGTATCGCAACACGAGCGAAGAGGTCGACGGCAAGAGGACCTGGAGCCCTGCGGGGCAAAAAATGCGTCTCGCCGATGCGGCCCCAGACTCCGCATACCGCAACGATGAAATCACCCGCAGGGACTCGTTCGTCAACCCCTACACGGGCAAGGTCTACAGCGAAGGACCTGACGCCCTCCACTGGGAAGTCGCGTCCATGGGTAGCGAGTCATTCGAATCCGACCATTCCGTGATCCGAAACGATCCGGACCTGGCCGTGTTCATTCTCCGCCTGTGGGCTACGCTGTAACCATGTGGACCGCAAAGGGCACCCTCGACGGTCTCATCTCCGATCTAACCCTGGTCTGGGATGGCGGCCTGCTGGACTGGCCCGCCGATGTTCTCCTAATCGCCGCGGAAGCCGCTGCGGCTGGCACCGAGGTCGTCATCACCGCGCCGAACGTCCGTCGGCCACTGAACCTCGACGATGAACTCGCCGTCGCCTTCTGGCTGCGCGAGCGAGGCATGACCCTCACTGGCGACCTTCCGAAAGCCCCCGCAGTTCGGGGTGCGTACGACCCTGACCTGATCTACTAGCCGCGGCTGGGAGCCGCCCGACAGCACAGCGCCAAACGCGCGGCCACCCGAACCCCACCGGTGTAGGGACCTGCGCGTACGAGCGTGAGGGAGCCGCCCTGTGGCTTCCCGCGCTACCCCTTTCACTGACGCTGACGTCGAACGGCTCCGCGAGCTCCACACCGCCGGCATGTCCTGCGGTGCGATCGCCCGCCAGATGGGCCGCTCCCGCTCCACGGTCTCCGAGCATGCGAAGCGTCTCGGCCTGGCGTTCGACGGGCCACCAGCCGAAGCGACCGCGGTCAAGGCGGCGACGAACCGGGAGATGCGCGCCGACCTGATCCGGCGCATGCTCCGCCGGGCCGGCGCGGTACTCGACCGGCTCGAAGCCGACACCTACCAGCATCGCATCACCACCGGCGAGGCCTCCTACATCGTCAGTGACCCTGTGGTGCCGGCCGCGGATGAGAAAGCCCTGTCCGGGGCTATCGCCTCGTACATGCGGACCGCGATGGAAGCCGAGAAGCTCGACGCCGCGGTGGGCGACACCGACGGCCGCAGCATGCTGGAGGCCCTGGCGGACGGGCTGAAGGCCGTTGCGCGGGCGCAGAACCCGGTGGTCGGGCCGGACGATGAGCCCGACGGCTGACCTGCCCCTGCCCCTGTCCCCGAAACAAATCCGATCCGTCGCCGAGTCGCAGGCCCGCCTGAACATATGGACCGGGTCCGTGCGATCCGGCAAAACGATCAGTTCGCTGTTGCGATGGCTGATCTACGTGGCGAACCCGCCCCGCGGCGGCGCCCTGGTGGTCGTCGGGAAGACCCTCGACACCGTTTACCGGAACTGTTTCGGCCCGCTGCAGGACCCGAGCCTGTTCGGTCCGATCGCCCGCCTGGTCAAATACACCCGCGGGGCGAGCACGGCGACGATCCTCGGTCGCCCCATCGAGATCATCACAGCGAACGATGCCCGCGCGGAAGGTCGCCTCCGTGGTCTGACCTGCGCAGGCGCCTACGCGGACGAGCTGACGCTTCTCCCCGAAGAGTTCTTCCAGCAGCTGTTGGCACGGTGCAGTGTCCCGGGTGCCAAGATTTTCGGGACGACAAACCCCGACGGGCCGCAACACTGGCTCCGGAAGAAATTCTTGCTGCGCGTAGGTGACCTCGACCTGGCCACCTGGCATTTCACGCTCGACGACAATCCCGCTTTGGATCCGACCTACGTCGAGAACCTGAAAAAGGAATACGTCGGCCTCTGGTATAAGAGGTTCATTCTCGGCCAATGGGTGATGGCCGAGGGTGCGATTTACGATATGTGGGACGAGGACACCCACCTGGTCGACCGTCTGCCGAGCATCGAACGTTGGCTCGCCCTGGGCGTGGACTACGGCACGGTGAACCCGTTCTCCGGCCTGCTGCTGGGGCTGGGGAACGACCGGCGGCTGTACCTGACGCACGAGTGGCGCTGGGACTCGAAGCTCGAGCGGCGCAGCCTGACTGACTCGCAGTACTCCACGAGGGTCCGCGAGTGGCTGACCGCCCTGGACCTGGGGATGAACGCCCCCGCCCGGGTGGATCCCGAGTGGTTCATCGTCGACCCGTCCGCGGCCTCCTTCAAGACCCAGCTGTTCTCGGACGGCGTCGCGAACGTGATGGGCGGCGACAACGACGTGGTGTCCGGGATCCGGACCGTCGCGAGCCTGCTCGGGAACGACCGGCTGCGGGTGCACCGGCGCTGTCAGGGCTGGATCGACGAGGTCACCGGCTACGCCTGGGATGACGACTGGGCCGAGCGTGGCGAGGACCGGCCCATCAAAGTCGCCGACCACTCGCTCGACGCCGGCCGGTACGCCTGCGCCACAACCCGGTTCACCTGGGAACCCCACCTGGGCATCGAGCTCCCGGACATGGAGAGGCACGCAGCATGACCGGCCCCGCCGGCTCCTGACCGGGCCTGACGCAATCGAAGGGCTGTGACCTGTGGCCCGCGCCGCCTGGGAAAAAATCAAGGGGCGTCGGTGAGACCCGACCACGCTGCCGACCGGCGTCACGAACGCGAGCAGGCCGCCCGCGCCGAAGGGCGGGATCGGAAGCGGCGGAAGCGGGACGCTCGCCGCCGCGCCGCCGGCCGTAGCCACACGCAGGAGGCACGCACGCGGGCCCGCACCGCCGAGCACCTCCACGCCAGGGAACGCGCCGACCTCGCCCGGCTGGTCGACCAGCGCCGCGCCGAGCTCGGCCGGCTGGTCGACCAGCGCCGCGCCGAGCTCGGCCGGCTGGTCGCCCAGCGCCGCGCCGAGCTCGGCCGGCTGGTCGACCAGCGCCGCGCCGAGCTCGGCCGGCTGTCCCGGCTGATGTCCGCCCACCCCGAAGGGATCTGACGATGCCGTGGGTTCACCAGGTGCCCGCCGATCCCCACGGCTACGGCCGCATCTGCTCAAAGCCCGACAGCAACCGCGGTGCGGCCTTCGGCCCCGGCTCCGTATGGCAGTGCGACGCCTGCGGCCGGCGCTGGCGGTTCATCCGCTGGCGCTCCGAGCAGCGCGACTCGTGGGACGAGTGGACACCGGAACCCGCCAGCGAGACGACACCACCCGCACGGCTGTGAGGTGACTGGTGGTCACCACCTCGCGGGTTGTCCACGGCTCCGGTGATTTCGGGGGGCGGCCGTCACGCCGTGGGGCGAGCCTCGCCGAGCTGGCGGAGGAACGGCGCAAGATCCGCGCGGACCCGCTCCGGGCGAAGGTGTACGCCGACCCCACCATCCACAACCCCGAGGGTTTCCTGATCTGGTTGGGCCGCCGCAGGGGTGGGCTGAACTCGCATCGCGGCCGGGCTGCACAGCCAGGACCCGGAACCCGCCGGCTCGCACAGGCCCACGGCGGGCAGGCACTGGCCGTCGAGCACACGCGGGCTGACGCCCCGACAGTGCGGCTCTCCCGCTCAACCGCCGCCCAGCTCGCGGCCAGAACACCGGCCAGCGAAGCGGAAACGGTCCGCCTGCACCGGCCGGCACGAGACACCCCCACCGTGGCGATCCGCCGGCCGATGTCGTCGGCCGCGCTCGCCGCACGGGCGAAACCCGGCGGGGTGTGGACCGCCGCACCGAAGCCGTCCCGGCCGGAGCCGGAGAAGCCGAAGCCGATCGACGTGCCCCCGGAGTTGGCGAAGCTCCGCATCGGCAACGTCAAGGTCGCCGGCCCGATGAAGACCTCGAAGCGATGGAAGCTCGGCCGCGGCAAGTCGTGGTCAGCGCTGAAGAAAGGCCTCTGACCTCGATGCCATACCCGTCAACAGGACGGTTCGTCCAGGTGCTGACCAGCGACCCGGGCAGTGAACCCGACGAGCGGACAGCCATCTCCACCGCCCTCGCCCTGATTGTCGACTCGGGCGACCTGTATATGAGCCCGGAGCCCCGGATCGCCGTCCAGGTCTTCCATCCCGACGGCCGGATCGAACTCCGCCAGGACGTGCGGGTGTACGACACCGGCCGCGAGGCTCTGGCGTCCGAGGACGGATGGGAGCGTGTCGCGGTCTGGCCCGAGGGCGCCTACCTGGAGACCTCTCCCGAGGAGCGTGTGGATCCCCGGGAGTCGCTGCGCGCTCTGGCCGCGAAGCTGGAACGCCGCGCGGACCGCGCCGCGAGCGAGGACGCTGCGCATCTCTTCGCCGAGGCGGCCCGCATCTGGGAGTTCCTCGACGCCAACCCGGTCAAGGAGCCCGTGACCGTGGTGCCGCCGCGGCTCGCCGAAGGCGGCACCGTCGACACGGAGAAGCTGACCCAGTGGGCCCGGCAGATGTCGTCTCGACGGGGTCAGGCGTGACCGCCCCCGCGGAGGCGTCCCCGCTCGACGCCGCATACAGCGAACGGGCCCGGTTGGTCGCGTTCCTGACCCGGGTGTACCCGTCCCATTGGGCGGAGGATCCGGAGTCGCCCGGCTGGCCGGTGATCTGCGTGCACAGCCCCGCCGGTCAGATGTGCTGGCACGTGGGCTCCGACGACGTGCCTCTGTTCCCCGCGGGCCTGGAGACCCGGGCGAACGACTGGGACGGGCACACGACCGCACAGAAGTACGAGCGTCTCGGCGCGCTGGGCCTCGCCGCCGCTGGCCGGTCCGGACGGTTCAGCGCCGCGCCGGGAACGGTCGAGCACTACGTCTGGCGGCTCATCGGCGCTACGGACCGGATGGCCGCCGGCTGGGCGGAGACCGCGCCGGGTAGCCCGCGCCGAAACGAGCTGTGGCGTGACGTTCACTCGGCCGCCGACATCGCCGCCGCCGCGATGGAGGAAGGCCCGGCCGAAGCCGAACGGATGACCCAGGCCGGACGGGCGATGCGGGAGCGGGAGTGTCTGCGCCGGGTGAGCGTGCCGGCCGACGACCCACAGCCGCGCCGGTTCCAGCTCCACCGCGACGTCGACGTCTCCGGGGTGTCCGGGACGGGGATCGTGGCGGATGGGGTGGTGTGGCCGGACGGCTCGGCGGATGTTCGCTGGCGCGGTGACCGGCCCTCGGCCGTGCACTGGGACCGCGCCGAGCACGCCGAGCAGATCCACGGCCATGCCGGGGCGACGCGTTTCGTTCTCCTGGACTGACCGGTGACCATGGTCATGATCCGTGGGGCGCACTCCTCCGACGACCGTGAGGACCGCACCCCCAACCCGGGCCTGGTGCCCGATGACGTCTCGTGCCCCCGCTGGCCGATCCTCTTCCGAGCCCCGATCCGGATTGCCGCGGGGATGTGCGGGTCGTGCTCGCGTCCGGTGGACACCTTCGGGCACTGCGCCTGCTCGGAATAACGCTGCGTAGCTGATTTCGGGTCTCCGCCCCGCGCGTGGAGATCATCAAGAGCTGGTTCTGACTACTGACTGCTACATCCCTGGGAGGCCCTGTTGCCTCTCCCGAAGGGTGGTTCCAACCCCTGGCCGCCGAAAGAGCACCAGGCCGCTTTCGACCGGTTCAACGTCTGGTCCGCCTGGTGGACGGGCGACCCTGACGCGCTCGCCCGCGCGTACATCGACCTGGAAGCGCAGGGTTCGGCCAGCGAGCGGAACTTCGCGCCGCGGCGGACCCAGTACGCCGGTGGTGTCATCGGTGCCGTCAGCCGCTTCTTCTGGGGCCAGCCGCCGTCCGTGGGCAGCCTGCGGAACAAGCTGCACGTCCCCATCGGCAGCGACATCGCGACCACCAGCGCCGACCTGCTGTTCTCCGAGCCTCCGGCGATCACCCTGCCTACCGCCGGCGCACAGGACCGGTTCGACACGATCCGGGACGACGCTGGCCTCGACGCCGCGTTGGTTGAAGCCGCGGAGGTTGCCGCGGCGTTCGGCGGGGTGTTCCTGCGGATCCGCTGGGACAAGGAACTCCGTGAACACCCGTGGATCGACGCCGTCCACCCCGACAGTGCCGTGCCGGAGTTCGCCGGGCCGGCCCTGAAGGCGGTCACATTCTGGCAGTCGTTCACCCCGGATGGCGGCGGGGTCGTGATCCGCCACCTGGAACGCCACGAGCCCGGCAAGATCCTCCACGGGACCTACCGCGGCACCCGTGACAGCCTCGGCCGCCCCGTACCCCTCGCCGAAGTGAAGTCGCTGGAGGGGATCGCGGGGGAGGTCAACGAGGACGGGGCGATCCCCACCGGCCTGCCCGACGGCCTGCTCTCCGCCGTCTACGTGCCGAACATGCGCCCCGCGCGGCTGTGGCGGGACCGGCCGGCGCTGGCCTACCTCGGCCGGTCGGACTACTCCGGTGTCGAGCCGCTCATGGACGCATTGGACGAGGTCTACAGCTCGTGGATGCGGGACATCCGGCTGGCGAAGGGCCGGCTGGTGGTGCCGCAGGCGTACATGCAGACGCAGGGCCGCGGCCAAGGCGCCGTGTTCGACGTCGACCAGGAGATCTTCACCCAGCTGAACATGCCGCCCCAGACGCAGGGCGGCGCGCAGATCACCATCTCGCAGTTCGCGATCCGGGTGGACGAGCACCAGCGCAGCGCCCAGCAGCTGGTCGACCAGATCGTGAGAGCGGCCGGGTACTCCGCGCAGACTTTCGGCTCCGACGCCGACGGTGCCGCCGCCGCAGCGACGGCAACCGAGGTGAACGCGAAGGACCGCCGGTCCGCGATCACCCGAGACAAGAAGATCCGCTACTGGACACCGGAGCTGAGAAGGCTCGTCCGCGCGCTGCTCGTCATCGACGCCACCGTGTTCAACACCAAGGGCGTCGGCGACCCGGAGGAACCCCCGGCCATCGACTGGGAAGACGAGGTCTCCGAAGCGCCGCTCACGGTGGCCCAAACCGCCCAGGCGCTGTTCGCCGCACAGTCCGCATCGATCGAGACCCGCGTCCGGATGGTCAACCCCGAGTGGGACGACCAGGCCGTACAGGAGGAAGTCGACCGGATCAAGGAGGAGACCGGCGGCGGCATGGGCATGGGGATGGGCGACCCGTTCGGCATGGGCGACGAAGGGCCCACCGGCCAGCCCAGCGAAGAGGAGCCCCCGCCCGACGAAGATTCCGCAGGCCCGCCCGCACCGCCGGGCGGGGGCAAGCCGGCCCCTGCCGCGTTCCTCGCGAAGAAACGCCCACCCGCACCACCGGCGCGCTGATCTGACCCACGGGAGGCCCTGTGCCGCCCCGGGGTCGCGCGTCCGCGCTCCGCGTCTTCCGTGAGTCTCAGGTCCGCCGGGACCGGCGAGGCCGGTTCGCGCGGCAGAACGGCGTTGGTGGCGCGGCCAACGCCGCCGGCCGCCACCGGGCAGGCCGCCCAGCTACGGCAGGTCCGACACGTGCGCAGGCCGACGCCGCAGAGGCTCGGCTACGCGGCTACTTCGGGGACCGGCTGCACGTCGAAGACCGCGACCATCCGGCGATCCGGCAGCATCTGGTCGACCTCGACCGGTTGCCGCCGCAGCATCTGCGCCGGCTCGCCGCATGGTTCGCCGAGTACGACGGTGGCGGCATCTACATGGCCGACCGGCCCCATGTGCTCGACGTGCTCGACCGGGACGAGATGCGCCGCAAGTTCGCTGATGGCCGCACCGACGACGCCGCCGGCATGTACTTCAACGTGGAGCGGGTCATCTCGATGACCGCGAACCGGGCCCGGTCCGGCTCGATGGCCGCCCACGAGTTCGGCCATGCGTTCGACGACAGCCTGCACTGGGTGTCGCAGCATCCCCGCCACCCGTTCCGGAACATGGCCCGGCGGGCGGCACGGCGCGGCCAGCTTCTGCCCTACTTCGCGCAGGAACCCCCCGGCGATCGCATGCGCGGGGCACGAGAGACCTTCGCCGAGTCGTACGCCCAGTGGGCGCTGTACCGCGACGCCCCCGACCGGGCACTCCGCATCGCCGACGAGCTCGGCGCCCCGACCGGCACACCGCGGGAACGGGCAGCCGCCTGGGATCTTGGACGGGACATCGGTGAATGGTTCGACACGTTGGCCTAACATCATCAGCTATGGCAGTAGCTGAGCGTAAGCCCGACGGTGGCATCGAAGTCCCCGCCACGGTCCAGGGCGACGGGTTCACCGGCGACGGTGTCACAGTCCTGTACCCGGGCGACGAGGGATATGACCAGTACGACCGCTGGCTGAAGGGCCGCGGCCAGTAGCAGCACCTGGGAGGCCGTGTGCCTCCCTCCCCGGATGACGGCACACCCCACGCCGGCCCGGTAGGGCGCCGCTACCGCCGCGCAGAGGAAAGCCTGCTGCGTCGGATCGCCTCCGCGCTCGCATCGGCCGGTGGGGACATAGCCCGCGCGCTGGCCCACCTCGGCCCGCTGCGCGCACTCGGCCGCCGACTCCTCGCCCGGCTCGAAGCCGAGAACAAGCACGAGATACCGCGGCTGATCGTGGAGGCCTACCAGGCCGGCGCCGAGCAGGCCGCACGCGAGACGGACGCCGCACGGCGCCGTGAACGCCAAGGGCAGCCGGGCGACGACTACGGCCTGCCCGACACCCCGCCCGGCACCACCCGCCCGCCAACACCACCCGGCCGCGACCGGTCGCCGCTTCCCGGCCCGCCCGACGAGCTCGTCCGGAACCTGCTGGCGCGGCTGCACGGCGAGGTACATCCGCAGGTCCTCCGCAGCGTTGACGATGCGTACCGGCGGGTGATCGCCGAGACGTACACGCCTGTGCTGACCGGTGATCTGACCCGGCTGCAGGCGTCGCAGCATGCCCTCGACCGGCTCGCCGCCCAGGGCGTCAGCGGGTTTGTCGACCGGGCAGGCCGCAACTGGAACTTGGCCACGTACGTCGAGATGGCGATGCGGACCGCGACCCAGCGCGCCGCCATCGCCGGAGCCTTGGACCGGTACCGGGCAGACGGGATCGACCTGGCGTTCGTCCCGCGTATCCCGCACGGCTGCCCAGTGTGTGCCCCGTTCGAGGGCCGGATCCTCGCCCTACGCGACGGCGTCCCGGCGCCGCGCGGGGTGACGCTCGCCGGAACGGTTACCCAGGCCATGGCCGCAGGTCTGTTTCACGCCAACTGTCGCCACAATCTCGCCCCCTGGGTCCGCGGGGTGCACATCGACCGGGCCGACTACGACCCGCAGGGCTACAAGGACCGGCAACGGCAACGTGAGCTCGAGCGGCGGGTACGCCGCGCGAGACTCCGCGAGGCCGTCGCCGTCACCGACACGGCCCGCACCGCAGCCAGGCAGGACATCCGCCGCAGGCAGAAAGACATCCGCGACTTCCTCGCGACCCATCCCGAACAGAGGCGCCAGGCGCGCCGCGAGCAGCTCATCGGCGTGTACGACCTGCCGTCCGGCAGGCATGTCCGCGCCATCTGAACACCCCCGGTTGGAGCGTTCTCGTGTCCCGTGGCCGCGCATCCGCGCTCACCCGCATGTCCCGCAGCAGCGGCGCGAAGTGCGGTTTCCCGAAGGACAACGGGATGCCCTGCCAGAACCCGGTTGCCGCACCGGGGATGCGCTGCCACCTGCACCGGAACGCGAAGATCGGCGGCACCCGACCCGGCACCACAGGCCCCACCGGCGGGCGCGCCAACGACGTCACCGATCCCACCCCGCAGCCCCCGGCCGGCAGGCAGACCCGGCAGGGCGGCCCCGCCGATGCGCTGCGCCGCACGGTCGGCCGCTACAACCAGGCCCAGGAACGTGACCAGCAGGTGGCGGAACTGCGCCGGATGGGGCTCGACCCGGCACCCGTCCGGGGCCGCGGTGGTGTCGCCAACCTCCGCCGCGCATTGGAACGTGACCAGCGGCAGCAGCAGCGGGCCACCCGCGGCGGCGACGCGGCGGAGCCCACCCCGCAGCCACCGGCCCGGGTCAGCGACACCAGCCGCCGCAAGGACGCCGACGAGCTCGCCCAGCAGTACGCCCGGACCGTCCGTGCGGAGGAGTACGCCGCGCAGTTGGAGCGTCAGCCCGACGCCGACCCCCACGAGCTGGCGAACGCCCGCGCCAACGCCGCGGATCACCACGCGTCCCGTGACCGCATGGAAGCGTCGATTGCCGAGAGCAACGCGCACCCGGACGACCGGGCGGCATGGGACGAGCTCGCCGCGCAGATCCGCACGGGCGACTACGCGGCCGAGAACAACATCACCGCGGATACAAACCTCGGTGGCCGGCACACCCGGGCCGCGTACGAGCGGTCTCAGGCGAAGCGTGCCGCCGCCCGCGCCGGCGCCGAAAAGTCCACCCCTACGCCCACGCCGGCGCCGGGTGGGGCGCTGACGCTCGACGCGGTGAAGGCGACCGGTGACCCGGACGCCGCCGCGGCGCTGCTCGCCACCATGAAGGCCGGCGAGCTCCGCGAGTGGGCGAAGGCCAACGGACTGACCGCGGGCCGGGGCACCAAGGCGGAGATGGCCGGGAGTCTGGCCCGTCAGGCACTCGCCGCCCAGATTCGGACCAGGGCGATGACCGAAGCTGGCGACGGCGATCTCGGGTACAACGCCGACCATGCCCGCGCACAGCGGGAACGGGCGTTGCGCCAGGGTACGGAGCTCGGTGCCGGCCCGGCCCGCCCCGAACCGCCCACCCCGCCCAAGCCCGCCCGTGCCCGCACCGCGCGGGGTACCCGGCCGATGCCGACCATGGACGAGCTGCACGCAGCCTCCAACCGGCAGGCTGCGGAGGAGATGCTCGGCGACGTCAAGGTCGCAGACCTGCGGGCGTTCGCGAAGGAACACAACATCTCGCTGCCCGCCGGCAACAAGGCCCGGATGGTCGAGGGGCTCGTCAACGTCACCCTGGGCCCGAGGTTCCGCCGCGACGCAATGCACGAGGTCGGCGACGGCGATCTGGGATTCGACCGGGATGCCGAGCGGAAGCAGCGCGCCAGGCTCGCCGGCCGCGGCACCGCCACGCCTGAGCCGAAGCCGACCCGGCACGAGCGGGACGTCTCCGACCCGACCCCGCCCCGCCCCACCCCAGTCGTCGGCCCGGGTACGGACAACCATGCCGACACCCCGGCTCCGACAGCGGACGAGATTCGGGCGTTCCGGCAGGCAGAAAAGACCGTCGCCGGGTACCTGAAGCGCAAGAGCGCGAACCCGGCCGTGTCCGCACGCCCGGCGACGCTCACCCGCGCGCGTGAGCTCGGACTGATCGACGATGCGGGACAGCTCACCCCCCGCGGGCGGGCGTTCGCCGCTGAGACGCCACGCAAGACCCCGACGCGGAACGCCGCGCCGTCCGCGACCCGCCGTGACGGCCGCCAGACCTCGGGCGGAAACCAGGTCACCCGGCCCACTCCGCAGAAGCCTGTCCGTGTCGACCCGGCCCCGCCAGCAGGTGACACGCCGACCGGTGCGCTACCGGCCCGGCAGCCGCAGACCCGACCATCCGGCACACCGACATTGACCGCCGCCGACCTGCGGCGCATCAGTGACCGTGCCGGCATGGTCGAAACCCCCGACGGGCCCGGACGAGTCTTCGGGACGCCGGACGCCGGATGGGTCACCGTCGGGATCTACCAGCGTGGCGGCAACACCCGTGACTTCCTTGTCGAGCAGTACAAGCTCAGCGACCTGTGGGAGGCCTCCGATCACATCGACGGCCAGGCCGACATGTTCGCCGACCTGGCCGTGAACGAGAAGACCGCGGGTAGCCGGCAGCGGGCGCAGGACCGTGCGATCGCCGCGAACCTTCCGATCCTTGCCAGGCAGAAGAAGGCGAAGGAACCCTCCGACGCGGCAAAGAGGGAGTACCGGGAGAACCGGGCCCGCCTCGCCCGGGAGATAGCCAACGCGGAAGACCTCACTCCCGAGCAGTCCGCGACGATCGACGCGGCCGGCGGGCGGGACGCCTACATCAACCAGCGGGCACACGAGATCGTCGCGAAGAAGTACAAGATCGACACTGGGTCGAACACCCGCTTCGACGGCGGGCCACTCGCAGCCAAGCGCAAGGAGAAGGCCGCGCAGGAAGCGGCGGCGGCCGAGAAACGCGCCGCACGCGCGAAGGACGCCGGTGCCCGGCTGGACGGGGCCCGCACCGCACCCGAGATGCGGGAAGCTCTACGAGGGGTCTCCGACGCGGATCTTCGGGAGCTTGCCAAGGCGAAGATGCTCCGCGTGGGCCCTCGGGAGGACCTCGCCGCCGCGCTGATCTCCCACCGGGAGGGCATGGTCCGCCATGAGGCGCAGATGCGGGCTCAGGCCCGGGTGAAAGCCGGGATCGACGCGGCGACGGACCGTGCCGGCATCGAAAAAGCCCTCGGGGAACTGAGCGAGTGGGAACTCAAGGATTTCGTGTGGCGCAAGAATATCCGGGTTCCTGGCCGTGACGGTCTCCCGGAGAAGAACCCGACCCGCAGGCAGATCGTCGACACGATCACCCGCGACACCCTGCCCGCAGACCATCCAGACTTGCATGTGATGCCCGCGGTACCCGGGTCACGTGAGGACGCGGACCGCCGTTACGCGGCGTTCGGGCCCAACGCGCGGGCGGACGTCGACCGGATCACCAGCATGCTGGCTACGCCGGCCGAGGGCAGGCGGGACAGCACTGTCATCGCCCTTGCGGACAGCGACCCGGCCCGGCTTCGGGTGGCCGCCGGCCGGATGGAGAACCCGCGGATCACCGGCTGGGACACGATGCGGCACGGCGAGCTGGTCGCAGAGATGGCCAGCAGGCAGCAGGGCGCCCGCTGGTCCGGCAAGGCCGAGTCGGCCGCCTACCAGGAGGCCGCATCCCCGGCCGTCATCTCCGCCACCCGGGAACTCGCCCAGGGCGGGGCGAAGGCCCGTCGCACCCTCAACGGCATGTCCACCGCGCAGGTTCGGGCGGTCGGAATGCGCCGCGGTGTCCCCGCATGGTCGGCCATGTCGAAGGCGGATCTGATCGGCCGGCTCATCGCCGACGCGCGCAGCTGACCCGGGGGGTAGCCGATGTCTGGCGGGGTGAGGGTCCGTTCCGAGTGGACCGGAAACCGGATCATCAGCCGGGTGCCGATGGTCCGCCGCCAGGCGGTCAAACGGGCCGCCTATTCCTGGTTCGCACGCACACAGGCCGTGGTCCCGCTCGACGAGGGCACCCTTCAAAGGTCCGGGAAGGTCGAGCTGGACGGCGGTTCCGCATCCATCGTGTACGGCACCCCGTACGGCATGGTGCAGCACGAGCGGCTTGATTTCCACCATGCGCCAGGCCGCACCGCGAAATACATCACCAGCGTCGCCGAGCCGATGACCCTTACGGCAATCATCGCTGGCGAGCTGCGCCGCCTATTTCACTGAAAGGGCGCCAGCAATGGCCCGTCGTTTCATCTCCCCGGCTACCCGCGCGGCGATCGCCCGCGGGCTGACCGAGTATTACCGCACCCACGGCCGGCAAGGTGCTGGCGCCGCGTCGGTACGCCGCGCCAGCACCACCTACAAGGAAGTCCGGGGTGCGGAGCGACGCGAGGCCCGACAGTCCACCAGCCCCAGCGGGCAGCGGCGGAACCGGACCACCCGCACAGACCGGGTCGTGCACCGTGCCGGCCAGCTGGCCCGGCTCCGCGAGTCCCGCGTCGATGAGCTGCGCCGGCGGGAACGGGAGGACCGGGCAGAGAACCGCCCACCGCGGCCCCCGGTGCGGCGTAACCCGCCGCCTCGCAGGCGCCCAGCCCCCGCGAGCTGAGTCAAGCCTGCCCGTCACTTTCCAATCCGCTTTCAAGGCCCGGCCTGGTGCCGGGCTTTTCTCATGTCCAGCCCCAGGAGGGCTTTGTGACCACTCCCGTCCCGCCCACGACCCCGCCGACCGCCCCGGCTGACCAGCCGGGTCAGGTGGTGATTGCCCCCGCGCAGAACATTCCCGCCGCTCCGTCCGCACCGCAGGTGCCGGCCGGATGGGCGGACCCCTACGCCGGCCAGGTGCCGGCCGCCCCCCAGTTCACCCAGCCTGCCCCGGCACGCCGGCCGAGCCCGGCGGACATGCCTGCACGCAGGCCCGCGCCGCAGGACGACGACGGCGACGGCTGGGACAGCGATCCCGCGCCGCGCCAGCGTGCCCGCTCTCGCGGACGGGCCCGCGACGACTACGACACCGACGGGCTCGACGGCGACGACGGCGGCCGGGAGCCGCTACCCCGCTCCGTACAGAACCTGGTCGGTCGGCTCCGCGACGAGAACGCCGGCCATCGCGTACGCGCCCGCGACGCATCCGACCGGTACGACGCCCTCGTTTCCACCATGGCCGAGGCGCTCGACCTGGACCCGACCGACATCACCCCCGACTCGGTGACCGAGATCCTCGGTACCGCGGCGGATGAGGCCCGGCAGTCCCACCTGGAGCGGCATGCAGGGCGTGCCGCGTTCCGCGCGGGTGCGGACGTCGACGGCCTGCTCGACAGCGGCAAGTTCACCGCGAAGCTCGACAAGCTCGACCCGTTCAGCGAGGACTTCGCCGAGAAGGTCAACGACCTGGTCGCCGACTTCCTCGACGAGAACCCGCGCTTCGCACTCTCACCGGCAGGACAGGGCCAGGCGCCCGCTCCGGTCCCCGCCCGGTCCAGCGCGGATATGCCCGGCGGCGCCGGCAACCCGCAGCTGATCACTGAGGCGGATCTCGACCACATGAGCCCGGAGGAGATCAACACCGCTCGCCTGAACGGCGAGTTGGACCATCTCCTGTAACACCCCGGGCGCCTTTCCCGCCTGAAATGGAAAACCGCCAATGGCGATTGTGCGTTTCAAGCCGCAGATCTGGGTTGCGGCTCTCCTCGAATCCATCAAGAAGAACCTGGTCTACGCCGAGCTGTGTAACCGGGATTACGAGGGTGAGATTCGCGCCGCGGGTGACACCGTGCGTATCACCTCGATTTCCCGGCCGTCGATCAGCACCTACGCGCGCAACACGGATATCAGCTACGAGGAGCTGACCGACGCGCAAAGGACGCTGGTGGTCGACCAGGAAAAGTACTGGGGTTTCACCATCGACGACGTCGATGCGGCCCAGGCCCGCGCCAGCGTGGTTTCGGAGGCGATGGCGGAGGCTTCTTACGCCCTCGCGGACACCGTCGACCAGTTCGTCGCCGGGCTGTACACGCAGGTCAACACCGCCAACCAGCTCGGTACGGTCTCCGTCACCACCGCCGACCTGGCGTACACCCAGCTGCGGCTGCTCAGCCTGAAGCTGGACGAGGCGAACATCCCCACTGCGGGCCGGTGGGTGGTTGTCCCGCCGTGGTACCACTCCCTGCTTCTCGAAAACTCGAAGTTCGTCAACTACCAGAACTCGAACTCGACCGAGCCGCTTTACAACGGCCGTGTCGGGCGGGCGCTGGGATTCGACATTCGGATGAGCAACAACGTGCCGCTGGTGACGGGCGACGACTACGCCGTGATCGCCGGCACGAACCGGGCGATGACGTTCGCGCAGCAGATGATGAAGACCGAGGCGGGGCGGTCCGAGAAGCGTTTCGGGGACTGGATGCGTGGCCTCGCCGTGTACGGCGCGAAGGTGCTGCGTCCGGAGGGTCTCGCGACGGTAATCGCGTCGCAGACCTGATTTCTCTCCGCATTCCCTGGCGGGCCGGAGGAGTCGCTTCTCCGGCCCGCTTGCCGCTCTTCAGCCTCTTTCTCTCCTGGAGCTTTTCATGGCTCGTACTGCTGTGGCCTACAGCAACCTTGTGTCGAACGGAAACCTCGCGCAGCCCGCGGGCACCGCGCTCGACGCGACGAACGACCACGTGATCAACGCGGCGGATCCGGAATACACCCTCCTGCGGGTCACGAACACGGACGGGTCCGCGCACACCCTCACCATCAAGGCTGGGACCTACCCGCCCGCGTGGGCGAAGGGTCTCGGCGACCTCACCGTCTCCATCGCGGCCACCACGGGTGTGCAGTTCATTGGCCCGTTCGAGAGCGGCCGATTCCTGCGGTCCGACGGAACGATGTGGATCGACGTGGAGACGTCCCACGCCGGGACCATCACCGCGTTCCGGCTCCCGAAGGCGGCCTGACTCATGGCCGACCGGACACCGCAGACCGTCTTCCTGGAGTACGGCGGGCGCACGCACGAGCACGACTGGCCGCTGACCGAGGTCCTCGCCTACCAGATGGCGAAGGGCCTGGTCCGGCAGGCATCCCAGCCGGGCCCGGCGTCCTGGTACCGCCCGCCGGAGGCGGATGACGAGGCGGACGCGACCCCGGGGCCACCCGCGCCGCTGACGCGGGAGCTCCCGCCGCACCGCAACGCCACGAAGGCCGACTGGGTCGGGTTCGCGGTGCGCACGACCGGCATCTCCGTCGACGAGGCCGACGCGATGACGAAGGCCGACCTGATCGAGCGATTCGGGGGCTGACCGATGGCTGACCCACGTCCGGTGCAGGAGGAGGTCTCAGGGCTCACATCCGGCCATGACGACCATCACGAGGCACTGGCGTGGGTCGCCAACCGGGCCCTGCTCGTCGACGAGGAGGAACCCGGCCTCGGCGCGGCCGACGTCCGGGCCACGCTCGGTCTCGGATCCGCAGCGACACAGCCGGCCGGCGCGTTCGACGCTGCTGGAACCGCCGCCGCGGCGACGGCAGCCCTGGCCGCCACGCTGGGAGACGCGGCCACCTTGGACGTGGGCACCGGCGCCGGTGACGTCGCCGCCGGCGCCCACGCCGCGCAGCACGCCGCGAACGGGGCCGACCCGGTCACCCCTGCGTCGATCGGCGCGCCCACGTCGAGCGCGGTCACGGCCGCGCTGGCAGGCAAGGCGGATGTTCACAGCCACCCGTACCAGCCGGCCGACGACGACCTGACCGCGTTCGCCAGCCTCACCCCGAACAACGATGACTTTGTCCAGCGCAAGAGCGGCCTGTGGGTGAACCGCAGCATCGCGCAGGTCAAAGCCGATCTTGCCGTGTCCAAGTCGGATGTTGGCCTGGGCAACGTTGACAACACGTCCGACGCGAACAAGCCGATCAGCACGGCGGTTCAGGCCGCGCTCGACGGCAAGGCGTCGACCTCGCACACCCACACCATCCCGTACGAGGTGCCGTTCTCCCGCAGCGGTGTGGTCACGATCTTCTCGGGTGGCGGGGTCTGGATCGCGTCCCGGACGTGGACGATCGTCGGGGTTCGGATCTGGGTGGTCACCGCGCCGACCGGAACCTCGGTCATCGGTGACATCACCGTCAACGGCACCAGCATCTTCACCGGGGTCACCGCCAACCGGCCGACGATCACCGTCGGGCAGGTCACCGCCGTGTCCGGTGCGCCGGCCGCCGGCTCCGTCACCCTCACCGCCGGCCAGATCGTCGCCCCGGCGATCGTGCAGGCCGACAGCGACGCCGTGGCCGCAGAGCTCGGCTTCTCACTGCTGCTGTCCGCGGCGGTGTAAATGCGCCTCAACCAGCCGGCGTACACGCAGTATCACGCGGGGACTGCCGGCGTCACCGACGTCACTGTCACCTTGCCGCAGGCCACCCAGGCCGGGGCGTTCGTGGTCGTCGCGGTCAACGCCGGCGCGGTCGCGACGGTGCAGATCGGCAGCTCGGGCGGCACATCGCTCACCAAGCGCACGGAACGTTCGCTCGGCAACGTCGAGGAGTCCTGCCACGACGGGTCGGTGCCGACCGGCACCACGACTCTCAATGTTCATCTCAGTGCCGCGAGCCAGTCCGCGCGGATCACCGTGCTGGAGTTCGCCGCCGCGGTCACGTTCGCCACCGCGGTCACCTCGAACTCGTACATCACCCAGACCGTGGCCACCCGCCGGGCGTCCGCCGCCGCCAGCGCGGTACTCACCGGCGACGCGGTGATGATCGGCTCGGTTGTCGTCGACAACTCGACCACCGCCGGCGCCCGGCCCCTGGCGATGAGCCCCCATGCGGAGCTTGTGCACGTCGGCACCGCCACCGGCGCCGGCCGGCAGTTCTACTCCGCCCACGGAATCGCCGACGTCAAGGCTGCGGAAGCGTGGCCATGGTCGGGCACGACCGGAACCTACCGGCAGGAGAGCTCCACCGGTAACAGCGGCCTGGGCATCTATATGGCCTGCTGGTACTACACGGACACCAGCGGCCAGCCGACCGTCATCTCCGGCCAGGCAGCCCCCAACCCGGTGGTGGTCGCCAACAGGGAGGCCGGCGACTACTACACCACCTGGACAGTCTCATCCACCGCCCTGTCAGGGGTGATCGCCGGCTACTCGGATCGGCACTCCGTCGCCGCCGGCTCCACGATCAACTTCGCGGTCGACAGCGGCGGGGCCGCGTTCACCTGCAACGTCTACCGGCTCGCCCATCAGGGATCCGACCTGATGGGCGCCCGACTGGTCGCTTCCCCGACCTGCACCACGCAGAGCCAGCCGGCACCCACGGTGCACAGCACGCTGGGATCCACGTCCTGCGCGTGGACGAACAACGTGGCATGGACGGTTCCCAGCTACGCCCAGTCCGGTTTCTACGTCGCGCTGTTCAACACCGGAAGCTCGTTCTTCCAGGTGCCTTTCGTGGTCAAGCCTGCGAAACGGCAGCGAGGCAAAGTCACCGTCATCTGGCCTGCCGCCACGGCTCACGCCTACAACCCGTTCGGTGCGACCAGCGACACCACCACCGGAACGGGTCGCAGCCTGTACGGCGCTAACCAGGACGATCAGATCGGGCATCGCTGCTACGCGGTGTCGTTCAACCGGCCTTTCGGGACGCTCACCGGCCGCAAACAGACCTGGTTCATGGATTCGTTCTACGGCCTGATCCAGTTCCTTGAGGCGATGGGGTATGACCTCGAATACTACGCCGACACCGATCTGGGGACGGATCCGTATCTGCTCAATGGCAGCCGGCTCATCGTCATGGCCGGACACCAGGAGTATTACTCGTTGGCAATGCGGCGTTGCCTGAACAATGCTCTCGCGGCCCGGGTGAACCTGGCCGTCTTCGGTGCGAACATCATGCACTGGCGGGTGCGGTTCGACTCGGACACCAACCCGCGGATCATGTACTGCTACAAGGACAGCTACCTCAGCGCGGGCTTCGACGGAACCACCCTGGTCGACCCGGTCGAGTACACGGGGATCTGGCGGGATACCCGCAGACTGGCCAGCCCGTTCAACCCATACCGCCTGCCCGAAATGATCGACATTCTCGGCTATTTCGGGGCGTCCGGGCCGCTGAACCAGAACCTGGTTGTGCCCAGCTCGTACAAGACGCTGCCGTGCTGGCGGAACAGTGCGGCCGGGGATTCCACCTTCACCAGCGGTATCGGGTACGAGGCCGATTTCGACGGGTTCGACGTTTCCGAGCCGGTGAACCGGGTGGCACTGTCGGCCACCACGTTCAGTATCACCACCGGCGCCGGCCCCAACGGCCCGCCGTACACCAGCACCGGGAGTCGCACACACCATATGCAGCTCGCACAGCTGCAATCGGGTGCGAAGGTGTTCGCCGCGGGAACGTGGCAGCTTCCCTGGGCTGGTATGGGTCGCTGGTACAACAACGTGTTCAACTCGGGCGCCACCCCCGTTCCGGACCTGCAGAACTTTGTCGTCTGCATGCTCGCCGACCTTGATGCGCAGCCGACCACGCTGCGCGTCATGCAGCCCGGAACGGACAGCACCGCCCCGTCATCCCCGGGCGCGGCCCGGCCCATGTCGGCGTACGGGCTGACCCCGGTCGGGGCCAGCTGCGGGCCGATCCGCATCTGAGGAGGTTGCCGTGGATCCGTTCCTTGCCGCGTTCACGTCCTACTGGCCGCGTGGCGGTGACGAGCTCGAACCGACCCGCGGATCTCTCGCGGCGGCGGTCAGTCGCCGCGGTGGTCTCGCCGTCACCGTCGTCTGATTGGAGCTGTGCTGTGGCCGCTGACCTGTTTCCGATCGGTGGGGTGACCGAGCTCCGCACGCTGGTGCGGGACGCGGCCGACGTGCTGGTCGACCCGGCGTCGATCATGCTGACGATCAAGCTGCCGGACGGCACACTGATCGTGGTCGCGGCCGGGGGGCTCACCCGCACCAGCGCCGGCACGTACCTGTATCTGCACACCAACACCGCGGCCGGCCGGCACACCGCCGAGTACCTGACGACCACCCCGCACGACCGGATCGGGTTCGAATGGGACGTCGAAAGCTCCCTCCTCGACACCGCGGTGTACGCGCCGGTGTACGCGACCCCTGCCGACTATCGGCAGGTAACCGGCCAGGTTCCGCCCGGCGACGTCGTCCGGAAGCTGTCGGATGCTTCCGAGCTGGTCGACGATCTGCTGGTCGGCGCCGTGTACGACGTCGACGAAGACACCGAGCTCCCGACCGATCCGAAGGTGGCCCGCGCGCTGATGCGGGCGGTCTGTCAGCAGGTCCGCTGGTGGGCCCTCACCGGTGACCCGCACGGGGTGACCACGGCTTTCCCGTCGATGTCGATCGGATCCGTCTCGCTGTCCCGGGGTGGTGGGGCCGCGTCAGGTGGTGTCCCCACCGCCGCGGACCGGATGGCCCCCGAAGCGTTCACCACACTTCGGGCCGCCGGGCTCCTCCCGCTCTACCCGATCACCACGGGGTGAGTGGCAGGGGCAGGGGCAGCCCCCCGTGTACTGGCACAGGCCGCCGCAGTTCTCCGCCTCGCATGGTCCGTACACGGCGCCGTTGACGCACTGCCACCACTCACCGTCATAGCCGCAGAGGCAGGGGGCACCCCGGCGATACGCGCGGGCGAGATCGTCATGGCTGGGCCTGCTCGGAATGCTGGCCACCGCAGCGTCAGGGAAAGCGCCGAAGTGGGGCGTGACGGGTTCGAGCCACACCTGACCGCCAGGGAGCCAGATCGCGCGCGCGACACCCACGCAGTCACCGTGTGCGGCGTGCGGGTCTGGATGTCCGCACCAGGACGTCGGCGCGGCGGCCTCTTCCATGCCACTCCCATCGCGGGCGGCCGGCCACGGCGGGGTCCTCGCTGTGTCGACCGTGCTGCCCAGGCGAGGCCTCGGACCCGTTTCGCCCGCTAGCAGGACTCGGCCGCGCTTTCGCCGCCCACGGTACCGCCGGCGGGCGCCCCGGGTTGTATGTGCGCCCGCGGCGGCCAGCCCCCAACCAGTGACCGGCGACACAGGGGAGCCCCGTGGATCTGCCTGAGTTCCTGCTGCGGTTCACCGCGGCGATCGAGCCCTACCAGGGGGCCGGCGCGTACGGCCCGGTACACGGCCCCGCGGTGACGGTCCGCTGCTTCGCCGAGCACCGGCGCACCCTCACCGTCGACCGCGAGTCGAAACGGGTCACCGCGAACACCACCGTGTGGTTTTCGCTGGGCACCGTCTGCCCGGCCGAGTCGATGGTGACGATCTTCGCGGCCGACGGGTCGGTGATGGCGCCCCGGGCGCGGGTCCTCACCTCCAACCGCCGTGACGGCGGAGGTCTCCCCACCCCCGATCACCTCGAAATCACCCTCCAGTGAGGAGCTCACCGCCATGGCGCGCACCGACATTTCCGCGGGCACTCTCACCCCTACGGGCGTCGACCCGTTCCCGTCGTCCGGGGACGCAGCCAACGGGCACCAGTTCACGTACTCGACATCGCGGATGTTCTGCGTCCGCAACGGTTCCGGGGCGTCGATCACGGTCACCGTGCGAGCCAACGGCACCGTCGACGGCCTGACCGTCCCCGACCGGACCGTGACCGTCGCAGCCGGCGCGTCCCGGCTGATCGACACCCGGGCCAGCATCTACCGGCAGAACGACGGCTACGTGTACATCGACCTGTCGTCGTCGACAACCGTCGTCGTCGGGGTGGTCGATCTGGGCCGGGCGACCTGATGCTGTCCGCGGGTGTCGCCGAGCTGCTCGGCACCACCGTCCCCGGCCTGAGCTGGGAGCCGGGCGGCATCTACGCGGACACCCAGATCGGTGTGACAGTCGAGCAGCTCCCCACCTCCCCGGATCTCGCGGTTGCGGTACTCACCGCCACCGGCGGCCATTCGGACAGCGCACTGCCCTGGGACAACCCCGGGTTGCAGGTCCGGGTTCGGGGAGACCGTGACCCGCGGACCTCATGGCAGATCGCCAAGGACTGCTATTCGGCGCTGCAGGGCCTGGAAAACCTGACGCTGCCCGATGGCACCTGGCTCGGCCTGGCGGTGTGCGACGGCCAGCCGATCCCGTCCGCTCCGGACGAGTCCGGACGTTGGCAGTGGGTCATCACGGTGACCTGCGACATCGCCGCGCCAACCGCGCACCGCTACTAGCCCCCTCCCTTCCCCCTCTCCACCCATCGACCCCGCCACCTGGCGGGGTTTTCGCGTTTCTGGAGCCGGCATGACAGCTATCCAGATCCCGGCGCGGAGCCTGATCGTGCAGGTCAGGGCCGCGGACGGGTCCACCTATCTGCCCGTCAAGGGCATCACCTCATGGACGGTCAACCCGGCCGAGGGTGAGGAGACCACCGACACCACGACCTACGACTCCAACGGCAACGCGGAGTCGCGCAAGATGCAGATCGGCAAGTCGATGGCCGGCGAAGGCAAGATGATCAAGGACCATGCGACAGGGGTCCAGGACGCCGGCCAGGCCCGCATCGAAGTTCTCGCCGACAGCCTCGCCGAAGACTCGGTAGGCCGGATCCGCTTCCGCCACCCGATGGAAAGCGTCTGGAAGATCTGGGACGTCATCGTCTCCATCGGGGAGCAGGGCGGCGGCAACAACGACATGACCGGCTGGTCATGCACGTTCACCCGCACCGGCGCGAGCACGACGGCGAGTGCCCCGTGAACCGCAACGCGGGCCGCGTGGTGGGCGACGACGACGAGACGCGAGTCGACCCGGACGAGATCGAACCCTCTGACCGGGACGACCGGGACGACCGGGACGAGATCGAAGACTTTGACGTCTACTGGGCCGAGCACGGTGTCGAGCCGGAGGTCCGCCGCGCGCGGATCCTCGGCGTGGAGGTCGAAGTCCCGACCGATCTGCCGCTGGAAGTGGAGGCCATCGTTCAGCGGGACGCGGGCCAGCTGACCAGCGACGACGTTGACCGTGTCGTCACGCTGATCTTCGGCGCGGACGTGTTCGAGCAGTGGATCGACGCCGGGATCACGTCGAACCAGTTCCCCGTCATCTGCGCGTGGGGCATGGCCAACGGCGCCGGTAGGCGGGTGACGTTCGCCGAGGCCGCGGAGCTCGTTGCCGAGCAGAACGCCGCCCGCCCTACCAACCGGGCGGAGCGCCGCGCGGCGAACAGCCCCCGTGGATCCGCTTCTGGCCGTTCGTCGTCGCGGACTTCGCGCGCGAGTACCACCTCAGCGCGTCGGAGATAGCCGGCCTGTCCTGGCGGCATTTCTGCTGGCTTCTCGGCGGCCTGTCGCCGGATGCGGTGTACCGGCAGATGGTCCGCCGGGCACCCAAGGTGCTCCGCGACGACGACGCCATCCGCCATCTGATCTCCACACGCATGTGACCTGACCCGGGAGGTATCCCATGGCAGGGCAGGCGCGTGATGCCCGTGGCCGGTTCACCCGCTCCGGCGGGGGTGGGGTCAACGTCGGCAGGCTGTTCGCCACCTTGGACCTGGACACGTCCAGGTTCACGCGCGGACTCACCTCGGCCGGCTCGATGTTCAAAATGTTCGGCCAGGGCCTCGGGTCGATCGTCTCCTACGCCGGCGCCGCCGCGTCGGCGCTGCAGACCCTTTCCGGTGCCGGCGCCGTCCTCGGGTCGATCGCCCCCGCGGCGCTGCTCGCGGTGCCCGCCGTGATGGGTCTCGCGCAGGCCTTCGGCACGCTGAAGCTCGCTTTCAGCGGGGTCGGATCCGCCCTGTCCGCCGGCATGAAAGCGGCCAAGGGCGGCGGCGGTGGTGGCGGCGGCGGGGACACGGCCGCCGCAGCCAAGCAGCGCGCGCAGGCGATCAAAGACGCCGAATGGTCGCTGATGCTGTCGCGTGAGCGGGCAGCCGAGGCGATGCAGCAGGCGGAGCGGAACAACGTCTCGGCCCAGCGGGAAGCCGCCGCCGCGCAGCGGGACCTGAACCGGGCCCGTGAGGACGCGCTGCAGCGGTTGGAGGATCTGCGCCGGGAAGTCGAGCGGGGCAGCCTCGACGAGCGGGAAGCGGCGCTGTCACTGCGGGATGCCGAACGCGAGCTCGCCCGGGTGCAGGGGTCCGGCACATCCACCGCGGACGACCGTGAGCGGGCCATCCTCGGCTATGAAAGGGCGAAAAACGCCCTTGCTGACACCCGCGAGGAGATCGGGAAGAACAAGGCCGAACTGGCCGACGCGACCGCGAAGGGCGTCGACGGTTCGGACGAGGTCGTCGCCGCACAGGAGCGTGTGCAGGAGTCGGCCGCCGCCATCGTAGAGACGCAGCTCGACGGGCAGCGCAGCGTCCGGGACGCGCTGCACGCGGTCGAGCAGGCGGAGCGCAGCCTGCAGTCCGCCCGCGAGCAGTCCGCGGCCTCGGCCGCCGGCGGTGTCGACGCCTACGCCGATGCACTGAAAGACCTGCCGGCGAAGACGCAGGCGTTCGTGAAATTCCTGGTCGGGCTGAAGCCGCAGTTCGACCGGCTCAAAGAGGCCGCGTCGGAAATGTTCCCAGGCATGACCGCCGGCATCAAGGGTCTGCTGCCGAACCTCCCCATCCTCGAAGAGGGGATCCGGAAGACCGCCCTGGAGATCGGCGGTATGGCGGAGCAGGCCGGGAGGGTGTTCTCCACGGCCCAGTTCCAGGCCGACCTGACAAAGATCATGGACAACAACGCCGTAGCGACCGGCAACCTGTTCGGCGCCCTCGGCAACGTTGTCCGCGGACTGTTCTCGATAGGTGCGGCAGGGGCACCGATCCTCCGAGAAATGTCCAACTCCCTGCTCATAATCACCGGCAGGTTCACCGACTGGGCGGATCGCGCGAACCAAAGCGGCGATATGACCGGGTGGATCGAGACAGCTGTCCTCAACCTGAAGCAGCTGGGCAGGATCGTCGAAGACATCGGCAAGGGTTTCGGGAACCTTCTCGGTGCCTTTTCGAGTAGCGGCGGCGGTGTCCTCAACACGCTGGAGTCGCTCTCTTCCGCGTTTCTCAGATTCACGGAGAACAAGGCCGTCCTTGAGATTGTCCGCCAGCTGGCGGCAGCTTTCTCCGGAACTCTCGGTTCCGCCCTTGAGACCGTGTTCAAGGTGCTTGAGCAGCTGCTACCCAGCATCCAGCAGCTTGCGCCGATGTTCACGGAACTGATGCCCATCTTCATGCTTTTCGCGACCGGCCCCCTCGGTCCGTTCCTGAAGATCCTGGGCGCGGTCGGGCTGATGGGCCCCGCTCTCACCGAATTGGCGAAGCCGGTCGGGCAGTTGGCGGTGGCCTTCGGTAAGGGCCTTTCGGAGATCATGAAGGCGCTCGAACCGACGATCTTCATGATCGCTCAGGCGCTCGGCAAGGTCTTTGTTGCGATAGCACCACTTCTCCCGATGGTCGGTCAGCTGGTCGGGGTCTTCCTGCAGCTGATAGGCCCCATCGTAATGATCGCCGGTGAATTGCTTTCCCGACTGCTGGTCGGTTTGCAGCCGATCATACCGGTGATCATCCAGATGGCGCAGACTCTCGCCGATCAACTGGTTATCGCCCTACAGGAAGCCAGCCCGGCACTGTTTGCCATCGTTGACGCGGTCGTTCAGCTCCTACCTACTTTGCTGCCTTTGATACCGGCTTTCCTGCAGCTTTACCTGGCTTTCGTGCCCTTGATTTCGGTTATCGCGGAATTGGTCGTTCAGCTCCTCAACGCGCTAATGCCGATCATTGTTCCGCTCACGCAAATCATCGTCAACTTGGCTTTGACGGTACAGAACATTTTGACGGCGGCGATCACGGTGGGTGTCGGCGCGATCCGCATCATGATCGGCGTCCTGACCGCGCTGGTCGGCACGGTCGGTCAGGCGGTCGGGGGGATCGTCGGCTGGTTCGCCGGCCTCGGCGCCAAGATCACCGGCTTGTTCGCGGACGCGAGTCGGTGGCTGGTCGACGCCGGCAAAGCGATCATGAACGGCCTCTTCGGCGGCCTCAAAGAGGGCTGGAAGACCGTCTCAGGCTGGGTCGGCGGCCTCGGCAGCAAGATCAAGGATCTGAAGGGCCCCCTGCCCTACGACCGGCAGCTGCTCATCCCCGCCGGCGGGGCGATCATGTCGTCCCTGCTCGACGGCCTGCAAGCCAAGTGGCCGCAGGTCGCCACCTACCTCTCACAGGTGGCGCCGGCACTGGCCGACCTGGCCATGAACGCGGTAGGGCCCGCACCCGCCGGGGCGGTCACATCCACCGCGGGCGGCGGCTCCACGCCGGTCAACGTCCAGTTCACCGGCAACGTCTTCGCCGACTCGGCCGGAATCGCCCGCCTCGCGCGCGACATCGCGGTCCCCATCCGCAACGAGCTCAACAAGCACGCCGACCGCAACGGCGGCTCTGCCGGCATCGCCGCCTAGTCGCGGCCCGCCGCCTCACCTACCTGGTTCGGGAGCAATCGTGGTCGACTACACCCTTCCGGCGCTGTCCGTGTCCCCGGCCGACGTGTGGGGCGGGGACATCGTCGATGCCTTCGACGCCTTTGACACCGAGGTGGAGGCGCCCCGGTCGGTGCAGGCGCTCCGATCCTGGCGGGCCGCGCTCGGCAACCGCTGGTACGGCGCGGCGCGGGTGGTGGCCATCGGGTCGAGCACCACCGCCGGGTTCGGTGCCGGCGCGTTGGATCGCCGGTACACGAACAGGTTGGGTGACGCGCTGCACCGCGATTACAACCCGACCGGGGTGGTCGGCGGGGCCTATTTCATGGCCGGGGACTCCGGGTGGACGCTCACCGGCACCACCGGTACGACCGCGGTGGGCCTCGGCCTGTCGACGACGACGCTGGCGGCCGGGGCGACGATGGGCCGCACCATCAACCCCTGTACGAGCTTCACCGTCCTGTTCGAGCAGGGGCCGACCTCCGGCCAGTTCACGGTCAGCGTCGACGGCGGGGCCGCGACGACGGTCACGCCGAGCACATCCGGGTCGGCGAACCGGCACGACGGGACATGGTCCAGCGGCACGGTCGCGGCCGGCTCGCACTCGATCCTGATCACGGCGGTCGGTGCGTGCGCGATCTCTGGCGTGTACGCGCACAACGGGGACGAGTCGTCCGGGGTGCAGGTCTACACGTCAGGTAAGTCCGGGTCGGTGGCCGCAGACTTCAGCGGCGCCGCGTCGATCGCCACCAGGTGCGGGCAGCTGCTGCCCGGCCTGGTGATCCTGATGCTGGGCAGCAACGACTACGAAACCGGGGTCGCACCGGCCACGTTCGGCACGACCGTCCGCACGATCATCGACAACATCAGGGCGGCACAGTACCCGCCGCCGAGCTTCCTCCTGGTCTCCACCTACCGCCGGTTCGACGTCACCAGCCCGTCATACCCGTGGAGCGCGTACGGCGATCAGCTGCGCGACATCGCCGCCAACGACCCGATGAACTGCGCCTGGGTCGACATCGGCAGCGTCTACCCACAGTCGCAGTCCGTCGACCACTACAACATCATTTCGAGCGACGACATCCACCAGACGGACCGCGGATACGCGGAAATGGCGGACCTGCTCGCCGTCGCGTTGCGGTCCCCGCGTCTCGCCGGGATGCAGCTGGTCACCCCGGACATCGTGTCGCCGAGCTCGCTGTCCGGCCTGCTGTCGTGGTGGCGAGCAAGCACTCTGGCCCTGGCCAACAACGACCCGGTGTCCAGCTGGGCGCCGGCCGCCGGGGCGCAGACGACACCGCTCACACAGTCGGGCAGCAACAGGCCCACGTACATCGCGGCGTCAGCATCCCTGGGCGGCAAGCCGGCCGTGTACTTCGCTTCCGGCTCGTCGCAGCACATGGATACCGGGGCGTGGGCAACCTCCTACGCAGTACCGATAACCGTTTTCGTTGTCGGCCGGTTCACCTCCAGGGCCGCCGCCGCGAACTGGTGGTCGGGCCGAACCGGGGTCTACGTCTACGGCGGCATCAGCCCGTCCCTCTACGCGGTCGGCGCCGGCGCGGCCGGGGAGCTCGCCGCACGCGAAACCCCGGACATTGCCAGCTGGCACATCGTCGCCCACGTCTTCAACGGCGCGTCCAGCTCCATCGCCTGGGACTCCCGGGTATTCACCACCCGCGGCACCACCGGCACCAGCGGATCGGCGGCCCTGCCCGGCGTCCGGGTCGGCTGCAACAGCAGCGGATCGGGCAACTTCCTGACCGGCGGTCTCGCCGAACTCGCGTTCTACAACCGCGCGCTGACCACCACCGAGATCTCTCAGGTGGTCGCCTGGTTCGCCGCCTACTACGGGCTTGAGGTGGCCTGATGCCAGGCTTCGGCCTGGGCACCTTCGGCCTGGGCACGTTCGGGATCGGCGAGGATGACGATTCGATCGTCTACGACCCGGCACTGATCGGCACCCCGTCATCCGGCACCCCGGTCGACCTGCTCGCGTTCCTCGCCCTCGACAAGAACCTCGCCGACATCCCGATCCTGAACGGGGATGACGCGACGTTCGAAGGGGCCGGCACGTGGGCCGCCGGCACCGACACCACCCTCGAAATCCTGCCTTCCTCGCAGGCCTACGCCGGCACGCAGCTGGCCGTCGTCTACCGCAACACCGCCGGCACCGGCGACCCGTCGATGTTCTGGTGGTCCGCCCTCGGTTCGGTGACCGCCGATCGCTGGTACGGCGCCCTGATCTACACCCGGCCCGGATGGCAGGGGGCGCAGGCCCGCGTCGTGCAGGGCACGGTGTCGTTCATGACGGCCAGCAACACGCTGATCAGTCAGGTAACCAGCACCGTGACGCAGCGGGTCGGCCAGTTCATGCCGCTGTGCGTCGTCGGGCTGGCTCCGGCGACCGTCAGCCGACTGGTGTTCCGCGTGACCGTCCTCGACGCCCCGCAGGACGAACAGCACCGGTTCGACGCCGGCGCCGTCGACTACCTCGGCACGGACATCTCACCGCGGGTCAAGGCGTCCCCGACGTGGCGCCGCGGGCGCAGTGACGAGCTCGGCCCGGTGCAGGCATCCACCCTCACCGCGACACTCATCAACTCCGACGGGTATCTCACCCCGGACTCGACCACCGCGCCGGCGCCCTACCTCGGCAACATCGACTCAGGACAGCGGTTCGTGCTGCTCCGCCGGGTCGACGGGGTCATCTTCCCCGAATGGGCCGGGCAGACCGAGTCATGGGAGCAGACCGTCTGGGGTGGCGGCTGGTCCGAGGTCGACGTCCAGTGTGTCGACGGATCCAAGTTCTTCGGCGCCAAGGTGCTCCCACCCCTGCCCGCCGAAATCATGCTCGACCAGCCCGACGCCTATTTCCGGCTCAACGAGGAGAAGGGATCCACGGACGCCGGATCCATCGCCGGGGACGACTCACAGGCGTCGATGCTCACCTCGAAGTACGGCACCGGCGCCACGGTGTTCGGGGCGGATTCCGAGCTTCCCGAGCTGACCACCGGCAAGACGGCCGACGATGATCAGAAGTGGCTTTCGCTCAACCCGTCGGTTCCGGCCGACGGAGCGGGCAACGTCTTCGAGCTGACCGACACCGCGGCGGCCATCGCGTGGAACCCGGCCACGAACACGGTCACTCCGTGGACGTTGGAAATCTGGGCGAAAATGCCGTCGTCGACCCCGACCGAACGGATGGTGCTGTACCGCAGCTCCATCCCGACGACCGTCTCAGGGGCCGATGACACCCTGGTCGGGATCGAAGTGGCGATGACCGACGGCGGCGTCATCACGGTCAGCATCGCGGGCGCCGGCGAGGTCATCGCCACGGCGTACAACTACGCGGTAGGCGGCACCCGGCCGATCTTTGTCACGTTCACCGGCGGGAGCTGGCCGTGGACGATCCGACTGCGCACCAACGTCGAAAACATCACGCACAGCTTTTCGTCGTCACTGTTCGCCGCCGGCCGTCAGCATTACACCTACCTCGGCGGGCTGTACCGGCACTACTACCGCAACGTCAGCAACCCGTGGCGCGTGCCGGTCGGCCACCTCGCACTCTGGCAGCGGGTCCTGTCCTCCGACCGGATCGACGCGCACATGTCCGTCGGGCTCGCCGGAGGATCCACTGAGACGGAAGGCAACCGCACCGGCGGCATCGCCAACCTCATCGGATGGCCGCAGTGCTGGACCCGGGTCGACCGCGGCCTGTCCACCCTCATGCCCCGCACATGGGCGGAGACGTCCGCGCTGACGCTGGTCAACAGCGTGGCCGCGCAGGGCGGCGCAGTCGTCTACTTCGACGGCGCCGGAAAAATGGTGATGCGCAACCGGCACTACAGGGTGAACACCGAACCCGCCGCCGTGTTCACCGCCGTCGACGGAACACCGGTGGCCGCGAAACAGTTCCGGCCACGGAAAGACGATCAGTACATCGAAAACGTGGTCAGGGTGAAGCGCACCCAGGGTGCCGCTTCCATGCTGTACGACGAGGCATCCATGGCCCGGTACGGGGCGCGCCCATCCGACGACATCGAACTGTCGGTGGTGTCGGAAGAGGAACCGATCGCCGCGGGCAGGTTCCGGCTGGAAGCGCGCGCGACGAACCGCGCGCGGGTCGCGACGCTGATATTGCAGCCGGGGGCACGGCCGGCACTGTGGCCACTCGCCCTCACCCTGGAAATCGGAGACAGGATCCAGGTCGTCGGCCTTCCCGACCTCGCACCGTCGACCACGCTCGACTGCATGGTCGAGTCAAAGTCGTTCTCTTCGCAGGGCCCCACCCGCAACGTTGAGGTCGAGCTCGGCCTGTCACCGTGGAACACGAACCTGTACGAGATGGCGGAGCTTTACGAGGCCAACGAGCCGACCGACCTGACCCGCTCCACCCTCGGTGAGGCGAAGACCCGGCTGGGATGGTATTAGGTCAATGGCAACTGTTCCATCATCGCGGACGTGGGGATCACGCGACAAACTCACGTCGCTACGGTTCAACGAAATATCCGCCTTCCTGCGGTTCCTCGACGGCCGACAGGGCGGATTCTGCGAGCTCAACCAGTCTCTCATTCAGAACGTCCCCAATGACACGGACTACCCGATCGTGTTTCAGGACGAGGTTGTCGACCGGGACGGCGGCCATTCCGACCTGACGCAGATCGGCCGCTACTACGCACAAACAGACGGCTGGTACATGGTCTCAGGCGTCATCGCGTTCGAAGTGCATTCGACGGGCTACCGGAGCGCGAAACTGATCCGCTACGACGCGAACAGCGGGACGTGGGTTCCCCTGTGCGCGGCGATCCGACCTGCGGTGTCCGCCTTCGCAACCCTGGTGCCAGTCGGTTCACGGCTGGTGCAGATGACCGTGGGCCAGTCCATCGAACTCGTCGCGCGCCAGACGTCGGGAACGACACTGAACACGACCGTGACCGACGGAGCTTCGGGCCTGTCCGTGGTCTACGTGGGGGCGCTCTAAATGGCAACGGTCCCGTCTATTCGCACCTGGACAAACGAGGTCCTGACCGCAGCGAAGATGAACGAGATCTCATCGATGATGGATTTCCTTCGGGACTGCGACGGCGGGCTGTGCCGGGCGTTCGCCACGGGCACGCAGTCGATAGCGACATCCTCTGACATTGCAATCACCTTCGGGTCGGCCAGTCCGAACGTCGACAACATGTGGTCGAGCGGCGACCCGACCAAGATTACAGCGAACACCGCGGGCTACTACGCGATCGCCGGAGTGGTCGCTTTCGCCGCTAACTCGACAGGCGGCCGGTTCGGGAAGATGAAGCGCAACGGCACAACGCTGCGCGCCGCATCCGTTCCAGCGCTCGCCAGCCCCGTCGAAACCTTTATCGATATGGCACTACGGGTCGTTCACATGGACGTCGGGGAGTACATCCAGCTGTTCGCCTGGCAGAACTCAGGCGGATCGCTGAATACATCAACTAACGACGGAGGCTGTCAAATTTCAGTGATCCGTCTCGCATCTTAAAAATAGGGGGCGGCTCGTGTCGTGGGGCTGGGTAGCAATTCTGGCCGTTGAGGCGGTCATTGGTGTTTCTGTGTCGTGGGCGGTGACTCGGATCGGTCGTACCGTCCGGGGGATCGCGAGTGAGCAGGCGGCGATCCGGGACGTGGTGTGCGGTCAGCCCGCTGACCCGTGGCGGGGCGAGGACGAGGTTCCGGGGATCGCTACGCGGATGCGGGCGGTGGAGGAGCGGACCCGGCAGCTGCTGCCGAACGGCGGCTCGCACCTGGCGGATGCGGTCCACCGCACCGAGGCCGCCGTGGCGACGCTGACCGTCCGCTACGAGGACCACGTGCGGAACCACCCGGGGCCGGGTGCGCCGTGAGCGGCCAGTGGTGGGACGAGACCGGGCCCGGCGGACACCGCGCTCGGCGGATCGACCGGGCGACATGGATGGACGCCGAGGCCGAGGTCGACGCCCGGATGCGTGCCGCTGGTGAGCGGCCGACGCGGGCGGTGGGTCGGAGGTCGGCGGAGGACACCGCGGGCCGGCTCCGGACCGCCGCCGTACTCGCCGTCGCCGCAGTGATTCCGGCCGTGGTCGCCATCTGGTCTCTCTGGTCGCTGGGGGTCGTGCGGTGAGCTACCCGACCCGCTACCCGGGTGCCGTGTGGCGGCCGGTGCGGAACTACACGGCCGGCGGGATCGTCGTGCCCACCCGCGGGCTGATCGTGCACGTCCAGCAGGGCAACGGCTCCCTGTTCGGCTGGTTCGACAACGCGGCCAGCCAGGTCAGCGCACATCTGTGGGTGTCCAAGACGGGCGCCGTGGAGGAGTACGTGCTCCTCACGGATCGGGCGTGGGCGCAGGCCGCTGGAAACCGGTTCTGGATCAGCGTGGAGTGCGAGGGCTTCACCACCGAGGACTACACCCCGCAGCAGCTCGGGCGACTCGCCGAGATCTACCGGTGGGGCATGGCCGAGTTCGGCTGGCCGGCACAGATCACCGACGACCCGAACGGCTACGGCCTCGGCACCCATCGGATGGGCGGCGCCTCCTGGGGTGGCCACGCCTGCCCCGGGGACCTGCGTGCCGGCCGCCGGACCGACATCCTCGCCGCCGCCCGCGGCTACCCCACATCCCCTCCACCGTCCGAGGAGGACGACATGCAGCTGTCCGACGAAGACGTTGCCCGGATTTCCGCGCGGCTTCGCGCGGACCTGTTCGCCGAGGTCCTCACCGCGGCCGGCGAGAAGACGCCGATCCGGCAGGGCTCCGCCGGCATGACTCTCGGGTCTGTCTACCTGAAGGCGGGTGACCTGCAGTCGCGGGTCTACGCACTGGAGACCGAGGTTGCCCGGGTCGGCAGCTACCTCAGCACCGACGGAGCGCTGGTCGCCTGGACCCGGGCGATCGGCACCGACCTCGCCGCGGTCCGCGCGGACGTCGCCCGGCTCACCGCCGGCGACGGCGGCGCGGTGGACCTCACCGCTGTGCTCGCCCGGCTGGACGCGCTGTCCGCCCGGCTCTCCAGCCTCACTCTCACCGTCGCCCCCGGAGGCACCACGCTGTGACGACCATCGTCCGCATCCCGGAGACCCCGGACCTGCCGTACAGGTTGGGTCGGCACATCCGTCACGATCGGCGGTCGCTGCGGTTCGCGGTCGCCGGGGTGCCCACCAGCGCGCTGGAGTCCAAGCGATGGACACGGCGGGTTCCGGTGTTCGACCAGGGCAGCCTCGGGAGCTGCACCGGTCAGGCCGCAGCGGGGTGGGTCGGAACCGACAACGCCGTGCGTGACGGTGCGTCCGTCTCGCCGGTCAACGGACGTCGGGTCGACGAGCTGTTCGCCGTGGCGTTGTACGGGGTCGCGACGCAGGTCGATGACTACCCGGGCACCTACCCGCCCACTGACACGGGGTCCGACGGGCTATCCGTCGCCAAGGCGCTGCAGCAGGTCGGCCTGTGCTCGACCTACAGCCACGCCTTCAGCCTGCAGGCGATGCTGACCGCGCTGCAGGCGGGCCCGGTGATGGTCGGCACCGTGTGGCTCACCGAGATGTTCACCCCGGCCGGCGACGGCCGGCTCCGGATCCGAGGCAACGCCGAAGGTGGTCACGAGTACCTCGTCGACGAAATCGACGTGGACCGCAAGCGGGTGTGGCTGACCAACAGCTGGGGCCCTGGCTTCGGCCTCGACGGCCGCGCCTACCTGACGTGGGCCGACATGGACGCGCTGCTGCAGCGGCAGGGCGACGTCACCGTACCCACCCCGATCCCGGCCGCACCCGTCCCCGTGCCGGTGCCCGTCCCCGTGCCGACCCGTCCCGACGCCGCCGACCTGGCGTTCGCCGGCGCCTACGCGACGTGGGCCGTGGCCCGCGGCTTCTGACCGTCCCCTGCTTACCCCTCCCCAAACTCGCCTCTCGGAGGTTCTGTCATGCCCCTGATCGCCCCGTCCCTGCCGGAAACTGCCCGGCTGTCCCTGCCCGCACGGGAGCCGGCCGCGCTGCTCGGTGGTGCCCAGGCCGTACTCGCCGCGGTCCTGCCCTTGGCCGCCTTCTGGGTGGACGCACTCACTCCCGGCCTGCAGGGTGCGATCCTCGCCGTATCCGCTGCGCTGTTCGCCATCATCGGCGCGGTGAAGGTCCAGGCGGCCGGCGGTGAGCGTGTGAACCCTGCGCTGTTCTACGGCTTCTTCCAGGTGGTGATCCCGCTGGGCGTGCTGCTCGGCCTGGACCTGCCGGCCGGTTTCGATGCCGTGTTCCTGGCCGCCGTCGCCACCGTGCTCGGCCTGTGGACACGCAACGAGGCCACGCCGCGCGCTGCCCTGCGCCCGGCCGGGTAGCCTGCCCCGGCCCGTCTCGGGCAACCACACACAAGCGGCCTGCCACCCCCGTCTGTCGGGGGTGGCAGGCCGCTTTTCGCATGCCCGGAGACGGGCCGGCACTTCAGTCGTGTGCGGGGTTACAGGTTGTTCGCGGCCTCGGTAGCCGTCGGAGCGCCCGTCCCGGCGATGTTGTCCCGGCCGGAGAAGAATGCGTCGTCTGACCAGGAAATCTGGTCGAGGTTGGCGGAAAACCATCTGCCGTTGAGACCTTGGCGGACCTCGCCAATGAGCCGGTTGCCGATGTAGACCTTGGCGTTCTTCTCGTCTATGTGCTCGATCCGTCGGTGCGGCCGAGCCGACTCGTCGTGATCCATGTCTGGTTCCTCTCGCGTGGTTGAACGGCGTGGACGTCCGCGTCCGGGCCGGCTTCTCCACCAGCTGTCGAACTCGGCGATCGGCCACACCGGGTGGGCCGAGTCGGGGTTCAGCGCCGCGGGCGGGGCCGGGTGCCGGTCTGGGTCCTGCTGGTGGCGTTCCTGGGCGCGTTGAAGTGCGCGGGTGATGGCCGACTGGGCGACGCCGTACCGGCGGGCGAGCTCGGCGCGGGTCATTGGTGGATCGGTCACGGTGCTCCTTGGCGGCGGTCCGGGCCCGCCAACCGCGGGCCCGGCGGGGATGGTCAGGCGAACGACAGCAGGTAGTCGGGGTTGTCGTTGCAGCGGGCGCAGACCTTGCCCTCGATGCCGGAGGAGTCGAACCGGGTGTAGCGGGCTCCGCCGCCGTGGCATTCGGCGCACTCGCCACCCGGCTCGTACGGCTCGCGGGCCGGCGGGGTGTACTTCAGCCGCTGGTAGGCGATGCGGGCGGTCGGCTTGTAGTGGTAGATGGCGCTGCCCTCGGGGTCGTCGCCGCCCCAGTCGCCATCCACGGTGAAGCTGCCGACGGTGCCCCCGGTGTAGGTGACGACCGCCCATCGGGTGGTGGTCGTTCCGTCCGACAGGGTGTCGACGTACTCGTCGAGGCGGGCCCGCTGGCCCTCGCCGAGGCCCTTGTCGTACAGGTTGCTGACCTTCCGGCTGGTCACCTTCAGATCCTTCACCCGCGCGGCTTCGGCGTCGGCGGCGTCCCGGCGGGCCTGCTCCCGGCGGGCCTTCGCATCCTCCCGCTTCTGCGCAGCCGCCTGCCGCGACTGGAACGCGGCCTGCTCCGCGTCACGGGCAGCGGCGTCGCGGGCGCGCCGCTCGGTCGCGGACTCCAGCCGGTTCTCGGTGCAGTTCAGGCGGGCGGCGTGGCGGGGCTCCCAGTGGCCCGTACCCTCGCGGACCATGACGACCTCGGCCGGGTCGGGTGCCCGGTAGCCGTTCGCGTCGAGCAGCTCGACACCGCACAGCCCGCAGTTCAGCGGGCCGTTAGCGAGAAGCCGGGGCGGGCAGGTCTGCCAGTGCTCAACCAGCAGGTCGTCGCCGTGGCCGACCAAGTGACCGGCCTGCGCGGGCACCCGGTTGTGACACCAGCGGCAGGCGCCGTCCTTCCGGTTCGGCCGGCGGGCTTCGGTGACGACCGTTGCCGGGCCGGTGGGTGCTGGGTGCGCTGTGAGGGCCTTGCGGATCTGGGCGCGGGTCGTCGCACCGAGCGCGGACGTCGAGTCCTTGAACGCGCGGGTCCAGATGGTGGTGAGGCCGTCTTCGCTGGCGCGGTGGAGGGTGACGGTTGCCGCGTAGCGGGCGGCGCCGTCGGAGAAGCGGGATACCGGCGCGTGGCCGATGAACGTCTTGTCCACGGCGATGATCAGCATGTCGGCGGGAACGTCGACGATGTCGCCGGGCTGCAGCCACTCGCCGGTGATGGCGAAGCCGCCGCGGGCCTGGTCGTTCAGGGCGGTGATGGTCTTGCGCCAACCGGTGAGCCGGTCCGGGATGGGCGGGACGGTGATCCGGGTCATGGTGTGCTCGCTCCTACAGGGGTGCCTTCGACGTGATCGAGCATGACAGGCACCACCCGTAATTAGCAAGCCAGCTTGCCAATTTTTCTGCAAAGGAAACCGGCCCGGAGGAGCTGCTGTCGAAGGCACCCCACCGGACCGGCCAGCACAGACTACTGGCGCACCTCAGACCGACCGCAGTCCCGGCCGCGGCGCGGGCCCGGCGGTCATCCGCCAGGACGACGTCCGCGGCCGTCGCGGCCACACCACGACATCGCCGCGCCGCTCGGGCTGCACACGTTCCAGCACCTCACCCGGCCGGTCCCGGCCGATAGCCCGGCCTGCCGGGTCCACCAGCGCGGCGACCAGCGGCCACACCAGCCGGGCCAGCAGCTCCCCGAGCTCCACCGCGCCGGTCAGCAAGTCTCCCTGGGCGTCGGGAACGAGCTTCGCCGCGGCGTTCGTGGCCATCAGCCGGGCGGCGTCCTGGGCCGACCAGCGCACCGTCGGCTGATCGGCGTGCACAGGAACCGCGACCAGCCCGTCCCATGTGCCGTCGATGTCGGCGAGGATCCGCAGTTCGGGCGCCCCGCCTCGGGCCGCGTCCCACTCGGTGTGCACGAAGAAGCCGCAGGGCCAGAACCCGGCCGGCGCCGCGGTGGGGGGCTCAGGTACCAGCACGTACGGACACCAGGACGGCAGACCTGTCAGCAGACGCTCCCGGTCGATGCGGATGTCCCGGTCTGGCGCGGGAATGTGGCGGGAGGCCAGATCCTCGTCTACCTCGATCACAGCGCGGTCGAGCCACCACGTCGACACCGCGGCCAGACGGGCAATGTCCTCCGGGTGAGTTGCGGCACTCGCGGCTGCGGCCATCGGGAGCCAGCACCACTCCGGCCACTCCGGCAGCGGCGGCACCCCCCGCTTTCCCGCCATGTCCCGCAGCGCACCGAGAAGATTCGGGTACCGGTTCCGGACCTCGACGAGGAACCGGTCAGGGTCAGCAGCCATGCGGGGAGCGTAACCAGTCGGTGTGACTGGTCAGCCGTTGAGGCGGATCGGCATCAGCAGGTACCGGTAGTCGGGGATCTCCGCCGGGTCGCCGCCGGTCTTGCCGGTGAGGATCGCGGGCTTCACTGCGGCGATCTCAGGCTCCTCGGTGGCGAACCCGAACCTCACCAGGTCGTCTTCGATGGCGCCGGCCGCGTCGAGCAGGTACGCCGGGTTGAACGAGACCTTGAGCTCGGGACCGTCGTAGGCGACCGCCAGCGTCTCGGAGGCTTGGGCCTCCCCGCCGGCGCCGGCTTCGAGCGCGAGCAGGCCGGGGGCGAAGGTGAGCTGTACCGGGGCGGTGCGGGATGCCACCAGCGCCACCCGCTTGACCGCGGCGGCCAGCGGCGGGATCTCGACCTCAGCGATCAGCGGTGTCGAATCTGGCAGCAGCTTCCGGTACGGCGGGAACGTTCCCTCGATGAGACGGGTCGTGGTCTGCCGGCCGGCGACGTCGAAGCCGGCGGACGCGGGCTCCCCGCTCCCGCGTCCTTCGGCCTTCTTCTGGCCGGCCGCGGCGATGGTGATCCGGCCTTCTCCGGCGGCGCGTGCGATGTCCGAGAGGGTGCGGGCCGGGATCAGGAGGGTGAGTGTCAGGTCCGCGTCGGGCGCCGGCTCCCAGGGGATGGTGCGGACCGCGAGGCGGTACCGGTCCGTGGCCGCGAGGGTGATCGTCTTCGGGGAGAACTCGACCCGTATGCCGGTGAGTACCGGAAGGGTGTCGTCCCGGCCGGCGGCGATTCCCACTTGGCCGACCGCGGTCACGAACAGGCCTGCGTCCACGGTGCCGAGCAGGTCCGGCATCGGGGGGAGGGCCGGGTAGTCCTCGGAGGGCAGCATCGGCAGCTTGAAGCTCGCCGAACCGGATGTGATCGTCAGCCGGGTTCCGTCCACCGCCAACTCGACGCGGGCCTTCGGCAGTGACTTGACCAGGTCGGCGAGCATCTTGCCGTTGACCAGTGCCCGGCCTTCCTCGACAACGCGGGCATCCGCGGCGCCAGTGGTAGCCACCTCGTAGTCGTAGGCCGACACCCGAAGCGCGCTGCCATCCGCTTCGAGGAGCAGGCCGGCGAGCACCTGCAACTGGGTGGTCGCTTTGGAGGGCAGAGTTCTGGCAGCCCAGGGGACGAGATCGGCGAGGCTGTCACGGTCGACGGTGAGACGCAC